CGCCTTGATGTTCTCGGCGCCGACGACGATGTAGCCCTTGTCGTGGTCGTTGCGGATATCGTCCATACGAACGATGCCAGCGTCGATCACCGACCCGACCGTCTGGGGCTTCGCCCAGTCGATCTTGAAGTAGCCTTCGAAGCGATCATAGCTCATCGAGGGCTTCTTCTTCGGGTTGCTCGTCGCCACGAGGACGATCGGCTGAGCGCGGTACTTGGCGCGGGGGCCAAGCTCCTCGACCTTGGTAACTTCGGTCGCGGGCGCATTGGTGGTGGTGGTACCCATCTTCATTCTCCTGATTGTCAAAGAACACCCAGTTCCGACTTGGAACCTTCGACCAAGGAGTGGGTTTCCCCTTGCCCCTTGATATGACCAATCTACACCATATCAAGGGTGGTGTAAACACTTATTTTCAACTTTCGCAAAAAAAGTTCCTATTGACATTTGTATCGGGTCGCACTATAATTCGGCACTTTTGACTCGGTAGTGCGTGGTGGTGGTCTCGAAGACTGAGCGGCGCGTGGGTGAGAACGCATGGCTGAGTGCGCGTCAGAACGCGGCTGAGTGCGTGACTGCGCATGGATGGTGGGCTACATGGACAGAGACGATCAATGTGCTTCTGAGCCCTCAGACGAGGCAAGGGTACACGTGCGTAAAGCAACCTTGCGTTTCAGCGCGTTTCAGAATTTTTTCAGAGCAGCTCAGCTTTTCTCAGCCTTGCGTCAGTCCGGCTTTCGTCCTTGCTCGGCGAAACTACACGCTCTTCGGTGCTGCTCTTCTATACTCAGCTTGCTGTCCTTCAGATAGGCTCTCCACTGTACGTAGAGCTTCTTCTCGCGCTTGTTCGGAAGTCTCTTGTTAGGTTCGAAAGAAGACCAGTCGACTGCCATTCGTTTTTCCTATACCGAGTTGTTCAAATTTTTTTCCGGAGCTACTCGCGTTTTTCTGCCTTGATGGTTCGAAAGGTGAGAGACACTCTCGGTTCTCGAGTCTTGTCCTTCTCAATTCCGTGTAGAGTCCATCCGTTCATCACAACCAGATCGCCGTGAGACAGAAGAAGTCTTTGAGTCTGGCCGTTGGCTTCGTGTAGGAGAGTGCGTGGCGCTCCGAGAGACAGAGTAGCTACCACAGGATTCTCGCCGAGTTCTGGTTCGTCGTCGCGATGCATCCCGAGGCCGACTCGACCGTTCTCGTAGTAGTTGACCAGACATGAGTTGAAGGTGGTCTGGCTGTAGCGCTCTACGATCTCGCGATACTCTTCGAGAGTGGGATTCCATGGTCGAGGATGACGAGTGCTGCCGCTGTATGTGTAGGGTAAGTCGCCGTAGTAGGCCGTGTATCTAGACTCGAGAACTTCGCGACCGTACGCTCGTATGACTCGACGCTCCCATGTCAGCTCTTTCTGTAGCTTCTCGCGAGTGTGGTGGAAGTCCAGCACGTCGTGATATACGACTAGGTCAGTCATTCTAGCATCATTCTAGCGAAGACTACCACGAAGATGAAGAGCATTCCAAAAACGATGCCGTTAGGACCTAGTGTCGGTAGCAGAAACGCTTCGACGACGAATACCATTCCCGCTCCGATCGCGAACAGAAGACCGGCGATTGCGATTGCTAGGAGAGTCTTCACGAGATTATCATGTGGATGAAAGCCACGGCAACGACAAACGCTCCAGCCAGGACGAGAGCTTCTGGTCCGAAGAACGAGACGATTGCTGCGCCGATAGCGAACATGATAGCCGCGAGGATGATCGATATGATAAGGTTAGTCACTTCTTGGGTTCTCCTACGAGCCAGTAGACTATTGCCGTGAAGGCGATTACGCCGAGGAACGCCATCAGTAACTTCGGAGCGTGCACTAGCGTCGCGAAGAGCAGCAACGCCATCGAGCCGGTCAGCATAGTCGAGATAACGACGATAGCGGTTCGTTCTGCTCGAGTGGCGGTCTTCCACTCGGACTTCATCTGTTCTACGATAACTCTCACTTCTTTCTCCACTTTCCAGTTCCGTCACAGCGGTGACATCTTACGTACGCGTCGTGCGTGAATATCAGGTAGAGCGAGTACCATCCTCCAGCACCGTCGCACTTGGGACATACGTCAGTACGCCACGCTCTGACGTATTCGTAAGTCTTGAGTACGACGTACATTACGATGGGAACCGACACGAAGACTATCGCGATCGTTCCGACGAGAGCTAGGAACTCGGTCATTAGTAGTACAACTTGAAGCTGTCGTAGTTGGAAGACGTCGCCGCGCTCTTAGTTACGATCGTGTTACCGTGCCTGTTCTTCTTTGACTTCGTGTAGGGCGCGTTCGGATGATCGCTAGGAGGAACCGGCGTGAGAGGATCTTCGGCGAGTATCTTCTCGATGACGTCGAGCGCGAGCATGTTGTGGTCCGACTTCTTCTTGGCGAGCTGAGCCTCCTCGTAGAATCGAACAGTAGTGCTGATAATCTCGTTGAACTTCTCGACTTCCTTCGGGTCGAAGTCCTTATTGTACAGAGTCTTGCCTCCGATGTCGACGTACATCATCTTTCGAGCGTGAGTGCTGAAAGAGACCTTAATCTTTCGACTCGAATCGCGCCAGTAGTTCTCGTACTCGTTGATGTTCTCGGGATTGGCCAGCATTCTCTGACCGATCATCGCGAGCATGATCGACATCGGCGCTTGCGCGTACTCGATAGCTCGCACGTTCGGGTCCGAAGACTTCCTGATCTGACCGACTCGCTCTCGTCCTCGGATGACCAACCAGCGCATGATCAGTATCGGCATGATGATAGGCCACAGCAGCGAGGCGAACAGAGGACCAGGACTGTCCTTCCACTGCTCGACAGTGAACATCGCCGAAGAAGCGCCGAACGCAGCCAAGTATAAGACGATCATCAAAAATTCTGTCATGTTACTTCCTAACCAAAAAAGTCGACGACGAATATCACGATAAAGACCATGGCGATGAGAACCACTACTCCGAGCACGGTGCTGAACTGTGCCACGAAACTAACGGCCGCGATCATCAACGAGACCAGTATCATCATTCCGAATATCAGAGCGGTAAAGGCTCCGGCTTTCTTGAGTGAGCGAACTAGATCTTCTGACATACTATACTCCTAATAGCACCATCGTTGGAAGCGTTAGGCAGAACAGAGCGAGTCCGAAGACTATCAAGAACACTCCGAGGTGCCCCGTCGAATACTTTTCGAATCGTCCAGTCATCTCGACGATGAAGTCCGAAGTAGCGTGACTTAAGATCAACAGGAAGATCAGAAGAACGAAGACGAGATACAACGACATAGGGCCCCAAAAATTGCGCCGCGCGCTTAGGTGTTACAGATACTTGGCTTCCATGTGCTCGAGATGATCGGAGAACTGCATGAAAGCCAGAAGAAAGTTGCTGGTACATTCGGCGCTGTGATAGGCGGGAAGACCGAGATTTACGATGTAGCAAGATGCCGCGTCGTGAAGCGACTGGAGCTTGATAAAGTCTTCGGCTTCTTGCTCATTGTTGAACTCGAAGAGACCACTCTTCATCAGGTCGGTCGCCATGCAGCTCTCGCAGATGAGTTCGTCTTCTTCGTCACGAATGTCGTCGATGCAGTCGTAATACTTACGATCTTCAGGACGAATGCAGACGCCAAGAGCGCAGGGTCCAACGTAAGAGCATCCTCCCTGATTTATGTTAAACACCTGCAGCGCTTCGCGGTCGAAAGCGTCACGAATCAGAGGAAGATGAATCTTCGCGTCGAACCTCATCACTCGACGGTCTACGATCTGTCTTTCCAAGACTGCTTCTTCGGTATACGTCATTTGCTTTTCTCCGTGAAATTGCGGTCAAACGAATGAGGACTCTCTTAAGAGAATCAGAGTCGCGTTGCAGCTTCTCGTACTCTTCGCGCTTAATAACAACTTCGTCTTTACGCAGAAGAATTAAGCGCATAGAGAGTCCTCGTGTTGTTTAGTTGACCTTGATGAAGGGCATCGTTCCGCCGTACATATTCTTGGGAAGAACGCCATCCCACTTCTGAACCGCTTCGTACTCGACCAACTTGGGTGAGCCGGCCAGAGCCTGAGTCTTGATGCGCATCGCTTCTGCTTCAGCCTTCGCGGCGATAACTTTCTGCTTAGCGCGCTCCTCGATCTCGACGGTCTTGTTTCGAGCAGCGTTAGCGTTCTCGACCGCGACCTGCTTAGCTTCGACCGCCGCCTCGAAGTTCTTGGAGAAAGAGATGTCCTTCAGCTCGAAGCCCTCGACGATAACGTTCCGCTTGCGAAGCTGAACCTTGAGCTCGCTGAGAATGCGCTGCTGAACACCCGAGCGATTGTTGATCGCGTCCTTGACCGCTTCCGACTGGCCGAAGACGTCCTTGATAGCCTGCTCGACTACCTGAGGAACCAGCTTCTCGTACCAGTCGACGCCGACAGTAGTGTAGACAGTCTTGGTCGCCGAGGGATCGAGACGGTAAGTCATTGCGTACTTGACGTTGGCCTGCTGGACGTCCTTGGTGTAGGCTTCAGTCTGCTCGGCGACCTTGAGCTGGCGCATGTCCATGAGGTTAACGTCTGTGATAAAGTGCCACACGAGGCCTTCATCGTGAACCTCCTCGACTACGCCGAAGCGAGTCTCGACGCCCCGGTGGCCGGTTGGAACTTCGGTACAAGCACCGAGAGCCAGAGCCGACGCGGCGACACATAATGAAAGCTTACGCATACTCACTTCTTCCTTCTTTCTTCAGCGACTGCATCTTCATACATTCGCTTAGCTTCACGGTAGACTTCAGTCTCTTCCTGGATGTACTTCACGTCATCCATATTTTCTCTCAAGACTCTACGATACATCACGTAAGAGAACTTGATCAGAAAAGCGATGCCGATAATAACGGCAAGAGTAAGAATTAGAACCTTAACCATAGATCAGCTTCTCGTACTTCATTGCGTCGCGAATGGACATGAGGATGATTCCGAGCTTGTTCTGTCCTACACCATTACAGACTCCCCAGTAGGTGTCACCCCAGTGGTTAGTCTCCTCGAGGTAGAGGTCGCCAGTCGCCAACAGCTTCGCCTTCAGGTCTGGATTTTGCTCGAACTTCATCTCGCAGCCGGACTTCATGACGTTCAGCTTGATCTTTTCCCAGTTCGAGACGATCTCGACATTGCGACCGAGGTCCTTAGCCATCTTCGGACCATCTGCCGCAAGGATCGTGAGGTGGTCTTCCCAGTTCTTGGCCTTCCAAGCCTGGTAGAAGTGCTCGTTTGATGGATAGATCCTATCGGCAAAGTTGATGTCGGCCATCCAGAAGTTTGAAAGCCACCTGTATTCACCAAAAAAGCCGTAGATGCCTGGTCTGTTACTCATCGAACTTCTTCTTGAGGATGTGAGCGATCTCTGACATCAATTCGACTCGCATGCTGGTTGCCTCGAGCCTCTTGATGATGCCGTCGATGTCACCGGCACCAACCATTGCGGTGATCTCGTCCATCAGAACCTTGACTTCTTGAACAAGAACGGAAGGAGTCTTCTGGCCTAGCTCTTCTTTGGTGTCGAAAGCCGGGCTGCGAGGAGTTACGATGCCTTCGACGCCAAATAGCTTGATAAGATCGTTCTTAGGCTTGGGCGTCACGCACGATGTCCTCTGACTCATTAAGGTAATATACGATCGGGCTAAAGTTCGAGTTCTCCTCGATGATAGCCGCGATATCTTTCCAATTTCCGTTCGCAAGACCTGCTCCAATCAAAGGAAACGCTACTCTATCGTAGCCCAGCTGGTTGATGTTCAGGATACCATCCTTGATGGCACCATAAGAAACGTACTGAACGTTCTTATAGTAGCCGTAGTCTTCCTGAGTTATGATGTTGAGGATCGTTCTCTCAGGCAGCTCGGTCACGATAACCTGACCAAGAATGAGTCCTCTCTGCTTGACGTAGGTCGAGTAGTAGTCGTTGTAGGCCTGAGAGTACTGTTCTCGAATAGCTTTCGCGATACCCGATCGCATTACTCCCTTGGCATTGCACCCGTGAGCGATGACTCGCTCTGACGAAGCGAGTAGGTCTCCGTTGACGTAGGTTATCTTCACTTTTGCGTCTCGATAATTCTGTGGATGAAGTCGATCAGCTGGCCGACCGTCTCGCACTTGCAGGCATCTTCGTCCTTGATGTAGATGCCGAGATCGTCCTCGATGTCCATGATCATCTCGATCACGTCGAGAGAGTCTAGGCCAAGGTCGTACAGAAGAGCGTTTCTGTCCAGTTCGGTTCCTTGCGCGACCATATTTTCGAGAGCCCGAATGACGGCATCTTCAGCATCGTTATAGCTAGACATAATAACCCTTGAAATTGTGCTAGATGGCCATTATATAATAATGCCGGAAAAATGTCAACACAAAAATAGCCTAAGGCCTAATATCGACCCAGGTCTATGATCTTTTCCAGCCTTCTCGAGTCATCGTAGATAAAAGCTACCTGACAAGTGCCCCTAACTACGCTCTCATCATCAACTTCATAGGTATAGACACCCCACTCTCTCTCGTGTGTAGCAAAATGGTTCCAGCGCTTCTTGGGAAACCATCGAATCAAAGATCTTATGCTCTCGAAGCCAAATAAGTATCTTGATAGACACGTATTATGGTACCATTCTCGCATGAGAGGATCGGAACTCGGCGGAGGATGATACTGACTCCACTTTACTGTGTGGAATTCAAGCTCGTTATTGCTTATTCTAGCGGCAACACTACCTACTCTGTTAGTCCCAGTGTATGGCCCTCTGCCGAACTGATCTTCGATTCTATAGACGAGCATAGACACCTCTTTAATGCCATAGCACTTATAATCCAGTGCCAGAAAATTGTCAACACAAAAATGGATAAATAGACAAGATTTTAACGGAACTGGGACCAAATGGCTAACACCTCTATAAACCTAGCTACGCTAGACTTCGAAACTATAAAAGCCAACCTAAAGAGTCACCTTCGTAATCAAGACATCTTCAAAGACTACGACTTTGATGGCTCTAACATGTCTGTGCTGTTAGATATTCTTGCGTACAACACGTCTCTTCAGGCGTTCTACATGAACCAGCTCGCTGGCGAGTCTTTTCTTGACTCTGCTCAGCTTAGATCTTCGGTGGTATCTCACGCGAAGGAGCTAAACTATCGCCCTCGTTCTGCTAGATCGGCAAAAGCCACGATCAGGCTGAGAGTTGAGCAGAACAACAGCGACACTCTCATCATTCCTAAGGGAACTAGCTTTACTACAACGTATAACTTCCAGACCTATACGTTTACAACCAACGAGATCAAGAGCTACTACGCGCCCTTCAATGAGGCTACTCAGAGCTACATCTTCGAGACCGACGACATTGACATCTACGAAGGATTCTACATCTTTGAGTCATTCGTGATGAACTACGCCAACGAGGCTCAGAGATTCATTCTGTCTAACGCCGACATCGACACCAACTCACTGGTCGTCAACTCTATCGAGGACGGTGGATCTAACATCGTAAACTACACCGAAGGTTCTTCTCTTCTAGGTCTTACGAACCAGTCTAGAAAGTACTTCGTTCAGTCTGTAGAGCAGGGTAAGTACGAGATAATCTTCGGCGACGATATTATTGGAAGACGTCCTGTCGATGGTGCTACTATATCTGTTCAGTACAGAGTCTCAAAGGGTAGCGACGCAAATGGTGCTAAGAAGTTCGCGCCTGACGCTGATCTTACTTCAGATAGTTCTGGTCGAGTTGTAGTAACCACAATAGCTTCTGCTGCAGGTGGAGACGCTCCTGAGAGCATATCTTCTATCAAGTTCAACGCTCCAAGACACTTCCAGACTCAAGAAAGAGCTATTACGGCTTCCGACTATGAGACTATCCTAAGAGCTCAATTTCCAGAGATCGACGCTATCTCGGTATATGGCGGTGAGAACGTAAATCCTCCGCAGTACGGTAAAGTGTTTATTTCTGTAAGCATAAATGGCGTCGAGGGTGTTCCTAACTCAAAGAAGAACGAGTACAGAGCTTTCATTAAGCCGAAGATGCCTAATCCTATTCAGCCTGAGTTCGTAGACCCTAACTTCCTGTACGCGCGCATCTCTTCTAGAGTCAAGTACAATCTCAACATCACGAACTTAAAGCCAGACGAGATTAAGCTTCTGGTACTCAATAAGATCACTGAGTACGAGACCGAAAACCTAAGAGACTTCAACTCTACGCTATACAGCTCTAATCTTATTGCGGACATTGACGACGCACACGAATCGATGGTGTCTAACTCAACTGAGATTCTAGTCTATAAGAAGATCGTTCCTGTAAGAGGAGTGTTTCAAAACATCGACATTCAGTATGGTCTACCACTAAGAGACGACATTCCAGCGATTGCTGCAAGTCACTCCGTGTCCGAACTAAGAACTATCTACTCATCTCCATTTACTGTAAGTGGAGATACGATGATAATCGAGGACGATGGTGAGGGAACTCTCAGACTAATGAGAGCTGAAAGTAACGCTCTAACCCTCGTTAAGAACATAGGAACTGTAGACTACAATAGTGGCGTTCTTCAGATCAGTAACTTTGCAGTCGAAGACTACGAGGGACAGAGCATCAGAGTATACGCTCAACCAAAGGCAAAAGACATCACGTCAGCATTTAACGACGTATTCAGGATCGAGCCGTCCGAGACAGTTATATTGGTAGAAGCAGTTAGAAAATAATGCTAGACACAGTAATATCAACCTTCATCGAGAAGCAGTTTCCTTCTATCTATAGACAGGAGGGACCGTTCTTTGTCGAGTTCATGAAGCAGTATTACGTGTGGCTTGAGACAGATCCTTCTTCGCCGGTCTACAACTCTAGAATTCACAGCAGCATTCACGACATCGATACCACAGTAGACGAGTTTGTAGTCTACTTTAAAGAGAAGTATCTAAAGGGAATTCAGCTAAACACTGCTACAAACACTAAGCAGCTAGTAAAGAACTCTATCGATCTCTACAGATCTAAGGGAACTGAAAACGCAATAAGACTCTTCTTCGACCTGATATTCTCTTCACCTGCCGAGGTGTACTATCCAGGTCTAGACGTCTTCAGACTGTCTGACGCGCAGTGGGTTATTCCTAGCTACATTGAAGTTACCTCTAAGCCAGTTAACAGACTGCTAGTCGGTCGTTCTGTCGTAGGTACGAACTCTGGTGCGACAGCATTCGTGGAGAAGCTAGTTCGAAGAAGAGTCAAGAACACTTACATTGAAGTACTGTACGTCTCTGCTATAACGGGTGAGTTTGAGACGGGTGAGATCATAAAACTAGACAACAGCACTGTTCCAATATCAGAGTTTCCTACGATGATAGGTTCTCTGAATGAAGCTGCAGTTTCTAACGGTAGTGACGGGTTCGAGCTAGGTGAAGTCGTAAACATTTCATCACGTACTGGTATTCAAGGTAGAGCCATCGTTAGCGAGCTCAACTCAATCGGCGGAATCGTCGAGTTTGATCTACTAGATGGTGGATGGGGCTACACTTCTAACACGATCATTAACGTTTCTGAAAACGTTCTACAGCTAGCAAACGTACAGCTAACTACGACCACTAACGCCACTATGGCTGACAAGATGACTGTCATCTCACAGCCAATGGCAAACGTTCAGTGGTATGCCAACACTGCCGACTTCGGAGTGGGTGACGTCGTGTATAACTACTACGCTAACGGGTCGCTGATTGGATCGAGCGTTATTATCTCTGCTGAGTACGGCACTTCTAACACTACTAACTACTTCTTGCTCAATACGATAAGCGGCAACACTGCGATTGACTACACCAACTCTCAGTACTTCAATCAGGCAAACACTCAGTCGTTTACAGTTCAGCCTGCAGGACACGTCAATGTTACTGCAACAGCTAACGTCACGGGTCTTTCTAGCAACGTTACTATCAATTGCGTCGGCAACTCTGCTACATTTTCTGCAGACGACGTCGTGTATCAGGTGTCTTCTAACAACGTAATATTCTCGAGAGCCTCAGTAATAGAAGTTACACCAGTTAGCTCGCAGAACTTCGAACTTAAGGTTGACAACCTCAATGGAATGTTCCTAACAAACTTTCCACTGCTAAAGACTGGTTCTAACACTACAGCAAATATCTCTTCTCTGAAGTTAGACGCTGGTGTGATTAACACTAACAATTCGTTCAAGGTTCTTACTGGAAACATTATTAAGTTCGTCGCTAACGTTTCTACTAGTACGGCAACAATAACCAACATTCCTTTTGGTAGCGGAGCTAACGTTAGCTTCGACGACGATCTAGTCAACACCGAAAACGTAATGCTGAATCCTAACTACGTTAGAGATCACATTGACGAGCTAAACTCAGCAAACTGGGTCAATTCTGCTTCATACGGTGCTTCTCTAAACAACGCTAACCTAAACTCTCCAGTGTTAGGCGAAGCACTTCGCTTCGACGCTTATACTCTAGGCACCATCGCTAGACTTCAGCTAGCGAACCCTGGTTCTGGTTACTCTTATCCTCCTATCGTTCAGGCGATAGAACCTCTCGTCGCTCCGCTATACAAGCAGGACTTCGTGATAAGAATCGAGAGCGCGACTGGTATCTTTAGACTGGGTGAGAGAGTCGTTCAGGCTCAAGAGGGTGCTAGAGGTCTAGTAAAGTTTGCTAACACTTCTGAAGTTCACGTAAGAAGACTGAACTACGAGGACAAGTGGCAAGTTGGTAACGCTAACGTCTCGTTCGCCATAATAGGTGAGTCTTCTGGTTTCAGTGCCTATCCAACCGAAGTAACTTACGATATCGATGGCGTGGCAGGTCTTAATGCTGTAATCGACACTGACGTTATATCTTCAAACTCTGCTGTAAAGTCTCTTAAGATAACTGACTCGGGTTTTGGCTTCCTAGATAATTCTAGACTAACGTTCTCTTCTCTCGATAATCTTAGAGCAGGTACGGCAACTAGTCGAGTCAAAACTCTTGGGCGAGGCAGTGGCTTCTATATAAGTACGTCTGGTTTCCTAAGTGACGGTAAGTACCTACACGATGGCGAGTACTATCAGGACTTCTCTTACGAGATAAGATCTCCAATTACAGCCGACAGATATGTCGACATGCTTAAGAACGTTCTTCACGTTTCTGGTACTAGATACTTCTCTTCTATTCTGAGTGTGAGACACGTCGACTCAACTACTGACTGTGTTTCTAGTACAGTGTCCATAACCAGCAACCCATAATTAGTCTAGAACAAGTTAGAACCTAAGGTCAAAGATGCTACAGTCAAAACCACTACTTACTATGAGTTACAGAGTCAACTCAACTGAACTGTTCATTGACTCTGTTAAAGACAACAATCACTATCTTTTTGTGGGCAACCATGTAAGCACGAACACTGTTTCTGAGCCATATGACAACCCTCAAGATACTCTGCTTAAAGCGCACTATGGAATGATCTTCGGTAAGAAGATCACCGAAAACGACGTGTGCGCTATGATAAGAAGAATCGACTGGCAGTCTGGTATAGTCTACGATATTTACGATCATACCGACCCGAGCTTGTATGAAAGTGACTTTTACGTTATAGTAAGAGAAGGAACGCAGTACGACGTATTCAAGTGCTTAGAAAATGGTGGTGGCAACCCTTCTATAGTCGCACCTTCTAGATCAGAAGTAAGTGTAGACAATGACGACTTCTACTATCCTAACGATGGATACAGATGGAAGTACATGTACTCTATTTCTGACGCTCAGGCCGAAAAGTTTGCTACTCCACAGTACTTTCCACTCATACAAGATCAGGCCGTTAAGCTAAAAGCTATAGACGGAGCGATAGACGTCATCAATGTAGTAACTCCAGGTTCTGGCTACGCTAACTACTTTACAGGAACGTTTGGAGTCGGAGACATTCGACTCAATGGTGATCCTAAGATCTACGGTATCTCGACAGAAGGTGTAAAGACTTCCAACGGGTTCTACGACAGTTGCTGGCTCTACATTGCGTCAGGTGCTGGCGCTGGTCAGTACAGACAGATTGAGAGCTACAGCTCAAACAGCACCTACAACTTCGTAGAGCTAGTAGAAGCATTCGATCCTGCAGACGACCCAGAGAACGGTTCTGTCTTCGAGATATATCCTTCTGTTGATATCGTCGGCGACGGTTACGAAACGATTGCTGCAAAGGCTAGAGCTATCATCGACCCTGTTGGAAATACCGTCTCTAGAGTCGAGATGCTAAACAAGGGTAAGGGATACAACAGCGCGACCGGCAAGGTAATGGCTGCTAGTTCAGTTGGTGTTACTGCAAACTCTGGAGTCGTTCCAATCTACTCACCGAAAGGTGGGCATGGATTCGACGTTGCGACAGAACTAGGCGCTAGATTTGTGGTGACATCTGTAACTCTAAATGGTAGCGAAGCAAACACAGTCATAACCGAAAACGACTACTCGCAGATAGGCATCATTAGGAATCCAGAGTTCAGAAAGATAACTCTGAACATAACGGGTCAGAATAGAGACTTCGACACTAACGAAGACGTGTTCAGCATCGACACTGTTCTACTAGATGGTACTGCGAACACGGTTGTAAATGCTAACACTGAACTAACCACTACAATTACACTGAACAATGTTGTTGGGCACAACATTCTCAGCTCCGGCGACACTATAGTTCTTAACTCTGGTACGTCATACCAGATCGCTAACGTAGTGAGTGTTTCTAACACTTCGGTTGTAATGGATAAGGCCGCGATATTCAACACGGCTTCGACACCAGCTACTATATCAAAGGCTACTATTAAGGCGTATGGTCTAGTTGACGGATTCGCTACGGGTCTAGTCGATCTAACCAAGTCAACCGGTGAGTTTCAGACTGGAGATATCGTAATAGGTTCTACAACTGGAACTAGAGCGGAAGTATCTACCGTAAGAATTACTGGTGCTCTCAAGAGCTACAACACGTTCCTCGGATGCCACACCTACATAGGTGACGTCGTCTCTGGCCAGTTCGATCCTGACGAGCAGGTGTTCCAGGTCGCCAACGCTGTAGCTAGAGCTACCTTCAACTCTCAGGAGCCAGACGGACTAACGGGTAAGACGAGATTTTACGTTACGAATCAATATGGACTGTTTAACACTTCTGCCGACGAAATATCGCTCACCAGTAAAATTAACGGTTTAACTAGCGGAGCGGTTGCGGATCTTACTGATAAATACTTACCAGATTTAGTGTTCGGTTCTGGTGATATTATCTACATCGAGAACGGTGAGCAAATTACAAGATCAAACGAAAACTCAGAAACATTCAAGATTGTGTTTGGGTTCTGATAACTGAGGGTCATAGATGCCTATTAATAAGGACTTAAGCGTCTCTCCATACTTTGATGACTTTGACGACGAAAAGAACTTCTACAAGATTCTTTTCAAGCCTGGTGTTGCGGTTCAGGTCCGCGAGCTAAACCAGCTGCAGACAATTCTGCAAGATCAGATCGAAAAGTTTGGTAACAACATTTTCAAGCGCGGCACTATCATCGATGGTGTCAACTTTATCTACTATCCAGACTACTCTTACATCAAGATCAAGGATAGTCAGCTTGACGGTGTGTCTGCAGTCCCTACTCTATATCAGGGCAACTTTGTTGTAGATCCTACATCTAACCTAACCGCTCACGTCATTAATTCAGTTGACGGTTTCGAGTCTACCGATCCAAACCTCAAGACGCTATACCTAAGATACATCAACTCTGGTAACGACGGTAACCAGACTCAGTTCAGCCCAGCGAGCATTCTTACTGTATACGACTATCTTGACTCAATGAGCAAGGTTGTTGTAAACAACGGTTCTTCTGGCTTCTCTAACACTGACTCTGTAGTATTCTGCTCTGCAATCGAGATCAACAGAACGAGCAATGTTAACTTTACAGTCGGTGAGACTATCTCTCAGAGTGGTAACACTAACTTCGCTATTATTACCGAAGTAACCACTGTAAAAGACGTCAGCGTTCTAAAGATAAGACCTAGACAGTCCGACCTAACAAACACCGAAATATCTTCTACGATATGGACGTTTACTTCTGGCGCTGACATCATTGGTTCTACCAGTGGTGCAGTAGCGACTGTGGCTAACACGATCGGTACGGGCGCTGTCGGTAAGATTACTACTTCGGCAGACATTGGTAAGATTGTAAACGTCGACGTTACGGCTAGAGGTGAGGGTTACTACGTAGCTCCTTACGTCACCATAAAGTCTTCTGGCACTCAGTCTAACGTTGGTGCTAGAAACTATAATGATCTAAACCTAGTCGGTCGTAACTTCATAGCTCAGATTACAGTTGCAAGCGTAGCGAACTCTGTAGGCAAGGGTTACGCTTTCGGTGTAACAGAAGGTGTGATATACCAAAAGGGCTACTTCAGCCGAGTAGAGCCTCAGACTGTTATCGTTGATAAGTACAGTCCTTCTCCGGACGCAATTGCTGTAGGCTTCGATACTCGCGAAGACATTATTGACTACAACGAAGATCAAGACCTTCTAGACAACGCTAGCGGAACTCGTAACCAGTTCGCACCTGGTGCTGACAGACTAAAGCTAACTCCGTTCCTTACAGTAATTCCATCTGAAGATGCTGAAGCTAACAACGAGTTTCTGGCTATCGTAGAGTTCTCTGAAGGTAGAGCGTTTAGAGAAAATAAGAGCACGCAGTTCAACTCTGTAATGGACGAACTAGCTCTTCGCACTAAAGAGCAGGCTGGTAACTTCGTACTCAATAAGTTCCTTGTAACCACTCGTTCTACTGCAAATCAGGCTAACGAGGGAAGCAAGCTTTCTGTCGTGGTAGACCCTGGCTCTGGCTACATCAACGGCTACAGAGTCAACACGAAGGCGAACTTCGTGCAAGACATCGACAAGGGTATAGACACTAAGTCAAACAGCAATGTCTCTAGCTCTATCAACTACGGAAACTACGTAATTGTCAGTAATTACGGCGGTCAGTTCAGCGTAGGCGAGACTGTAAACCTAGGTGTTGCTGCAGTTCAGTATCTGGCTAACACCACAGCAATTGCGGCTGGTACTATTCCGACTGTATCTAACACTATCGGTACAGCCAAGGTTAGAACGTACATTCATGAGAACGGCGTTCCTGGAACTAAGGAAGCTACAGGTAGACTCTATCTGTACGACATTGCCATGCAGGCTGGCAGAACTTTTGCCGAAACGAGAGTCTTCCGCAATAACAACGGCATTGCAGACGTAGTAACCGAGCTCGACGCTACGCTAAACGCTTCTGTATGTAAGCTCAAGGAAACAAACCTAGGTGGAAGCTTAATCGTAAGAACTGCATCAGATTCTACGAGAAACATAAGCAACCTAGAGTACGTCTACAGAAGTCAGGCAAAGAACGCTACACTAGCTAACACTGGTGTTCTTTCTGTGCTACTAAGCGATCCGAACGAGACCTTCGGATACACTTCTTCAACTCTTACAGATGCTGAAAGAAGAAGCATAACTCTAGCGCCCACTTCAGAAGACATCGTGCTTGCAAACTCTTCTGGTACTGTAGCAGTTACTGCCGCTTCACCAAACGCTACACCATCGAACGTTTCTGAAATAAACAACTACAATATCGGTGATTTCGTTGCGATCTACACCTCTGGTTCTTCTTACATCTACAGAAGAATCATCGATAAGACGTCGACTGTTCTTATCCTAGACAGCAACGCTTCGGTAACTGGTTCTCAGAACTTCGCTAAGGTATTCCCTAGAAACGTAAGCGTTCCTCTCGACAGATTTACGACTGCCACACTAACTGGTGGTAATAAGACGCTAAACATCAATTTCGGTGGCGCTCTTCCGACTTCTAACAACATCACATGCCGCATCACTCACGATGTTAAGGTTTCTGGTGATGCTGCCGAGTCTAAGACTGCAAACAGAGACCTCTTCGTAAAGCTCAACCTAGCTACAAACACGGGTGGTCTGCTCGGTCCATGGTGCCTGGGTGTAGCTGACGTGTTCAGACTCAAGTCTGTAACCAGAGGAACCGATACTAACACGTTTACGACTGACATCACCGATCAGTTCCTAGTGGACCACAATCAGAAAGATGACGCGTACGGTCTTAGCTACCTGTACCTTAAGAACAACTCTAACATCGTTCTTACTTCTTCAGACTGGCTTCTAGTTAAGTTCGACGCGTTTACTGCGGCTGGTGGTGTGTACACCATCAACTCTTACGTCTCGGCTAACACGGCGCAGAGATTTACAGACGACTCACTCACACTAGACAACCTAGGAACCAAAGTTAACAGCTTTGAGATTCCAGAGCTGTTCTCTAGAAGTGGTTACTACGATCTTTCTAACTGCATCGACTTTAGACCAAGAGCAGCAAACACTGCAGTTCTAGCTACTATTTCTTCCAGTGCTACAGTAAACCCTTCTGCTACCGAAACGATGACTGCAAGCATCGAAGGTTCTCCTCTGCCTGAGTCTGGTGTTCTTTACGACATCGACTCATTCAGAGGTCGTAAGGATATGGTGGTTATCTCAAACGACAATACTATAAAGGTCGTAAGAGGTGCGCCTGCTGACAACACTCCTTATCCAACTCCAAGGCAGCCAGAAAACACTCTGCTATTAAACAGCGTGGTGATACCACCATATCCATGCCTTGGTCAGAGAGTCTCTAGCTCAACTTCAGCTATTCTCAACACTAGAATGATGACAGAAAAGCTGCTTCAGAGAAGAGTAAGAGAAAGAACTGTTCAGAACGAGCTAGACGGTAACAACATCGAGCTAAGTCAGCCACGTGCATACACCATGTCTGACATAAGCAGACTTGAGCGCAGAATATCTGACCTCGAGTACAACGTACAGCTAAGCACAGTAGAGGCCGATCTAAAAGATAGAGTTATTCCGTCTTCAATCAGCCCAGACATCAACAGATTTAAGTTCGGCTTCTTCGTTGACGACTACTCTACAGACAAGAACTCAGACGTAAATCACGCTGAGTATCAGGCTAGCGTCATCGGCAGTAGAGTTGTTCCTATCTCTGAAACTAGCAGCATCACGCATGGTAACACTTACAGAATAGGTGAGTTCCAGAGTGAGTTTGCTCTAGTGAGACAAGATCTTGCGTCTGCGGTTCCAGCTCCGGTAGTTCCAGTAACTCCTCCTGCAGAGCAACCTCCGGTTATAATTACACCAACTCCTACAGAGCCGCCGTCTCCAGTTCTGCCACCTCCGGTAATAACGCCTCCAACGGCTCCACCACAGACGACGATTATTACGTCTGTTCCTAGAAGTGCGTTTAGATCTTACAGAAACAGCACGTTCAAGAAGAGCGACATCTTCACGATTACGGCAGGAACTCTTCCTGGAACTATCAGCATCGCGTACTACTTCTACGGTGACGCCGACTGGCTAAACGTAACGAAGAATGGCGTCGTTCTGTATAATCAGAAGATTAAGAACAGAGGCACGGTTAACATACCTCACGATCCTTCTACAGGAAGAGAATACGTAATAACTGTAAGAGAGAGCAGTCCTAAGTGGGAGTACACCGTGACGTGGCCTGTCGACAGTACCTCTGTCGTAGACACGCTACCGCCTTCTACAATTATAAACACTACTGACTTTATTGGTCACGTAACGAATATAACACCAGGATACCTAACTGCAGCGTCAATCGATCAGAACTTCGGTACTATCGCGGCTGTAACGTCTGGTAGCACTGTAAGAGTTACCGTAGTTGGTCTGAAGCCGAACACTAATCATCTAGTAAGTTCTCCAGACTCAGCAGTTCAGGTTTCTATCGTTTCTGTTCTTTCTGACGCAACTGGAACTATAGTTGATAACGGTGCTAATAACACGATTAGAACGAATCAGTTCGGTATCGCTATATTCGATATGGTAGTGACTCCATCTCAGACATCTTCAGGAGGAAGAACACCAGTTCTTTCTGACAGCAATATCTCATATGGACAGCTTCCAGAGCTAGCTCTTATAACTATGGCTTCTACCGACAACACGTCTAGACTGAACTTCTACATAAGAACGACAGAGCCAGCGCCACCAATAACCAATACAGTTACGGGTCCACAGTATTTGTTTCTTTCAGACGGATCGTCAACTAGAGACACCTTTTCTCCTGTAGACATCTCTCTGTTTTAATATAAGTATGTAAAAGTACTTGGAGATATAGATGGCTTTTAAACTAGCACAGACTTTCTATGTTAGTAGAGATAACGTACGCGGTGCTGAGAACGTAACGCTGACTAGTGTAGATTTGTATTTTAAGTCTAAGCCTAGAGCTACTAGCAACCGTTCTGGTATCACTAAGCCAGGCGTGTCTATCGTATTGCTAGAAACTGACGTAAACGACGTTCCTAATCTTACTAGAGTAGTAAACAACTCAAACTCTAGAGTTGACTACGACTCAGTCGTAGCGACATCTGACGCGTCTGTTATAACGAAGTTTAACTTCTCCAGACCAGTAATCATTAAGACCGATCGCTCTTACGCTATAGCTGTTCTGTGCGACGGTGATGAAGACTACGTTCTGTGGACCTGTAAAGAGGGCGAGCAGATCGTCGGGTCAGACATCATCACCGGAGGCGCTACGGCACCAAACGTCGGTAAGTACTTCCTATATTCTTCTAGACAGAACACTAGCACCGAGTGGCTATCAATAAGCAACACCGACCTTAAGTTCACAGTTTACTGTGGTGTGTTTGCCGAAAGTACTTCAAACACCGAAGTGTCTTCTACTTACATACTTCCATCTGATCCAACTGAGTACATCATCTTTGACAGATACGATACTGGAACAGTCAATTGGAAGAACATAGGTGTAGGTGAGTTAGTCTATCAAGAAACTCCTATTCTATATGGTCCGGTGAACGTGTCTTCTAACAGTACGACCATCACTACTAGCGGCAATATAAACTTCTCTAACCTTCTTACAATATCTAGAGACACCGACAATACTCTAGCGAACACGACTCCTACAGTCGGACAGAAGGGCTACATCGTTCTAAGAAACGGATCTAGTCAGAGTTCTAACGTGACGATAAGAGAAATTGTCGAGATCGTCTCTAATACCGAGATTCGAGTTGATAGACTACCAGACTTTACTAATCAGACAGCTACTTTCTCAGTTACTGCAGTAGGTAAGGTCGACGAGGTAAGAGAGCACTGGTACACTGGTAGAGTCTGGAATGGAACTACCATGGAGTACAAGACCAATCAGCGTACGGATATTCTAAAACTGTCAGCTACAAACGCTAACAGCACAGTTCGCTTCGTCAACAACATGGTTCAGTCTATAGCTATCAGCTCTGGTGGACTAGGTTACAGCAACTCTGACGTCATAACCGTGTATCCTGTTCTTAACGCTAACACTGCCGACGCTAACGACATCAGATACATCGAGTCATACGCGAACGCTGTAGCTAACGTAGTTACTAATGGAGCTGGAACGATCACAGGTATCGCTATAACTAACGCCGGATTTGGTCTTATCAGCAACGTTGCTTACACAATAGCGACTGCGGGTGGAACCAGTGCGAACCTAGTTATCAGCGTTGGCTCTACACTGAAGAGTGAGAAGGGCACTAAGGCCGTAGCTAAGACCATAGTAACTAACGTCGAGACTCACAGAGCTTTCCCTTCGATCAATATCAAGGGCAACCAGCATCACGACTATAAGCTTTACCAGCACTATCCGTACTACACGCTTCCTGGCACTGAGCACATCCTAAGAAGTAACGACATTGTCGCTTACTCTACTGAGATAGACTCGTACACCAACATATCTAATCAGAGTGCGGCAACCAGTGACAGCCGTAAGTACGTTCTTGCATCTACTTCTAATGAAGCAGTTAAGACGAGTAACGTCTCAATAAGAGTAGCTAACGGTGCTATTCTTAACCTTGACGTTAAGTCTTCTTCAATCTTAGAAGTGAACGTAACTTCTAACAACGTCTTCTCTATTCCTATGATAGAGTCTGACACAGTGTACAACTTTAAGTACATCGTCAACAATAGCATCTCTAATGAGAACAAGGGAGCTGGAACTGCTCTTGCTCGCCACATCTCTAAGAGAGTAACTTTTGTAGAGGGTAGATCTGCCGAAGACATCGTAGTGTACATGGACGCTTACAGACCAGCTGGCACTGATCTTAAGGTCTACGCTAAGCTACTAGCAAGCACAGACTCTGAGCCGTTCGACGATAAGGACTGGACTGAGTTGGAGCTTAAGAGCGACAATGCTGCTAAGTTTAGCTCTACTACGAATAAGAACGATCTTATCGAGTTTACTTGGGGTCTCAAGAAGACACCTACTACAGTAAGCACGCTAGACGGATTTGCTCGAGTAACGAATGGAAGCACTGCAGTAACTGGTGTGAATACCACGTTTACTACTAGCCTGCAGGTTAACGACCTTATCAAGATCTATTCTGAGCTGTTCCCTGAGACGTACATTGTCGCTCCAGTAACAGCAATAACTAACGACACCAACTTAACTATCGCTACACCTGCGACAGTAGACCTAGCTGCTGCGGCAGTTAAGATTGATCTAGTTGGTAGAAGAGGAATTACAGATCTGGGAACACCTGGATCGGCATGGTCTTACAAGGCGAACTCTTTCATCTCTAGATATTACGACTCGATGATGGGTTCTCACGACGGTTACAGCTCGTTCGCTATTAAGGTTGTTCTATTAACCAACGACACTACAGTAACTCCTGAAATTGCAAACATCAGAGCGGTTGGAGTTTCTGCATAATGGAGTTAGTGAAGACTAACGATCGTAACTACGTTCTAGACAGTAAGTCTAACGCTCTACTTAACACTGACCTTACTAAGCTAGAAGCTTATAAATTAGAAGTTAAGAAAGAGCTAGAAAGACAGCAACTAGTCAGAAGAGTCGAGTTACTAGAAGCAACAGTAAAGATTTTGGAAGAGAAGATACTAAATGGCTAAACAACTTCCTATTGTAGACACTAACACGGACACGTTCTTTTCGTGGATCGTGAAGACTAACAACCTGGTAAATCTGTGCAACACAGAAGTTGTCACTGCCAATAACAGTGCTAATGGTGCCGTGACTTCAGGACGCGGCTACGTTATCGGTACTTTTGGTGCGAACACTATATCGTGCGACGTGCTGAGAGGTGGTAACACTATAGCCAACGCTGCTCTTACAGTATCTAGCAATACTACGTTCACCGCACCAAGAGTCATAATTAACGGCAGCGTGGAAGTAGGTGCTAACTCTTCTCTTAAGATTGAGGGTCTACTAGCTACAACAAATACTGTCGGAACTCAGAACCTAGACAGCTTTAGTAGAGACACTCACTCGACTGCAAAGTACGTTATTGCGGCTGTTAACACTAACAATGGTGACAGGCAGTCTACAGAGATCATGCTGATGCACGCGGCAAACACGATCTATAAGACTGAATACGCTACGGTATTCTCAAACACTCAGTTCTGCTCGTTCACAGCGACGACAAACGCTACTTCTGTAATACTTACTTCTACAGCTACGTCTAACGCCGTAACCTACAATATCCACAGAACGCTCGTAGTCTAATCTCTATAAATAGGTCAAACGCCTAATAGGGAGAGTGAACTATGGCCGAGAGAGATTTTGTAGTCCGTAATGGACTGGTTGTAAATACAAACCTAATAACCGCTAAAGCAGGTCAGATAGGTTTCAATACCGCCACGCCTGACGCAAACGTTTCTATTGTTGGTACGGCTAACGTTTCGGCCAACGTTGCTATCGGTGGTACCGTAAGAGCGCAAACTGCAAACGTTGTCACTAACCTAACTGTAGGCGGTGACACCACTGTCGTAGGCAATACTTCTTCTAACAATTCGACTGTTACGAACACTGTCACTGTGGGTAACACCGTAGTCAATACTACGTCTCTTGCTGTAGGAACCACTACTCTTAGACAGGGTAACCTACACCACAGCACTACTTCATTCTTCAGATCTACAGACATGGCTGTACCTACTGCTAACGTCAGCGTTCAGCTTACGGTAGGCAACACCACTGTAAACACTACAGCACTCAGCACTACTACAGTAACTGCTACGGGTAACGGTAACTTCGTAGGAGTGAACGCTAACACTTTCAGCGGTAACACTGTATCACTCGGCGCGAACGTAACGCTTACGACCACGACTCTACGACTAGGTAACTCTACAGTAAATACTGCTGTGACTTCTAGTAACGTAGACGCTCAGCACGTTCATTCTAAAACTGCTATAACTGTTCTTAATGGAATGGTTGCTAATAGCACGACTGTTACTCTAGGTAATTCTAGACTGGAAGCTGAGTTTAGCAGAGCTAACAACTTTGTAGCTACAGGATTCGCTAACATCGCTGGTAACGTTACGGTCGGTGGTAACCTTCTCGTAACAGGTAACGTTGTATCTTCGGGTGTTTCTTCGGGTGACTACATCCCGTCTAGCAACGCGTTTTCTCTTGGTAACACTACTAACAGATGGGCTCTATTCGGCACTAATGGGGACTTCACTGGGACTCTCGGTGTAGGCGGTACGTCGTCATTTAACGCTAACGTAACCATTTCTGGTACTGTAAACGCTACTTCGGTAAACGTATCTGGTAGCACTTCTGTAGGTGGTAACTTAGCGCTTACTGGAACTATGACCTCTGGTAGCGTTCCAGCAGACAGAGTTAATTCTGGTGTTCTTAACGTTGCTAGACTCGGTACAGGTACCGCAAACTCTACGACAGTTTTACTTGGTAACGGAACGTGGTCTAACATCACTATCGGATTCACAGGCTCTGTAGGTGCTACCGGTCCAACGGGACCTCAGGGACCGATTGGTTTTACTGGTTCGCAGGGTGCGACTGGAGCTACTGGTCCAACTGGACCGATCGGCTTTACTGGCTCTCTTGGTGCGACCGGGCCGACTGGACCAACAGGCGCTGCTGGCCCAACTGGACCGATCGGCTTTACCGGCTCTGTAGGTGCTACCGGTCCAACGGGACCGCAGGGTATCCAGGGTCCTCAGGGACCGATCGGGCCTGCTGGTCCGACTGGCTTCACCGGTTCGATCGGTGCTACAGGCCCAACTGGTCCGCAGGGTATCCAGGGTGCGACCGGACCGACTGGACCAACAGGTCCGACAGGACCAACTGGCTTCACCGGTTCGATCGGTGCTACTGGACCTACGGGACCTCAGGGTGTTCAGGGTATTTCTGGCCCGACTGGGCCAACAGGACCTACCGGTGCGACTGGTCCTACCGGCCCTATCGGCTTTACTGGTTCGCAGGGTGGATTTACGACTGGCTCTAACGCTCAGGTAAACTCTCTTGGTGTTGGTACTGCTGCTTCTGGTACTGGTGGTGAGATAAGAGCGACAAATAACATTACGGCGTACTTCTCTTCAGATAGAAAGTTCAAGGAGAACATTCAGCCAATTGAAGACGCTCTAACCAAGATTGACAGTATCAGCGGTGTCACTTTCGACTGGAGTGATGACTACATAGCCGAGCACGGTGGTGAGGACGGATACTTTATTCGTAAGAGAGACGTCGGTGTTATCGCGCAAGAGCTTCAGAGTATCATGCCAGAAGTAGTGGTTGAGAGAGAAGACGGAAGCTTAGCCGTTAAGTATGACCGAATTGTAGCACTACTCATACAGGCTATAAAAGAGCTGAAGAGTGAAATAAATACTCTTAGAAAGTAACTAAGAAAGTTTTGTAATGCGTAATCTATGGGAACTATGGCCTCAAGGCCTGAGCGATCAATACTGTGACTACATTATTAACTGCTCTCAGAGGCATGAGCCTCAAACAGCTACTGTCGGCTTTGAAGCCTCTTCACCAGCTAAGTTGGGCTACAGATCGTCTACCATAAGATGGTTAGACGTAGAGGGCATTAATAACGACATTGCCGAAACTCTGATGCGCTTCGTTAGGATGTCAAACCGAAACAACTTTGGCTTCGACATCACTAAGATGAACGAGATACAGTTTACAGAGTATCACGGGTCTGCTAACGGTAAGTACGACTGGCATCACGACGTTCACTGGGAGAATCCCGCTCCATACGACCGAAAGCTGTCAATAGTAGTTCAGCTGAGCTCGCCTGACGATTACGAGGGCGGGGAATTTGAGTTCTTCGATTTAGCTCAGCCCGTAGACTTCAAAAAGAGGGGATCAGTGTTAGTGTTCCCCTCCTTCTTCTTGCATCGAGTTCTACCTGTCACTAGTGGTACTAGATACTCGCTAGTGAGTTGGATCGAAGGACCTAAGTGGCGCTAAGCATCGCTACGTATTCTGGCGTCAGTGGTGATACTGCCACGTAGTTTGGTCCTTGAAAGTTCTCGTCTGTCAGAATGTAGTCTTTAAAATAGACACCTTGTGCTGTCTGAAGACCAAGAGTATATCCCAGTGGAATTAGCATTCTGTAAAAGTCGATAAGAAGATCTTTAGTAAGAACGTTTGCGTATCCATACTCGAACTGAATGATGCTTATCTTACCTTCGGCGATCATGTTCTCAAAGCCCTTTACGACCTTAAACTCGTGTCCCTCGGTGTCGATCTTAAGAAGATCTATCGTATCGATGTTTCTTGTCTTGCAGTAACTCTCTCCGTCGACCATTAGAAGATTAACTACCTCTGGATTCTCTCGAGCTAGCTCTAAACATGGAGTAGTTAGCCTATCGTTGTCTGCTGAGTAGAGATACTGCAGCCACTCGGTCTTGTTTGAGAGTCCGAATGGATTAAGAATGGCCTTGTTTGGCGCATTGTTCTTAAGATTGTCGTACACGGGAGGCATTGGCTCGAAGCAGTGAATGTTTTCGGCTATGCCACTTACGTGCTGAGCCCAGTATCCGATGTTAGCGCCGACGTCAAAGACCGTATTTAACTTTTTGCCGCTAGCAGCGATTCTATTGAGCATTTCAGTTTCGCCACTGGCTTGAAACTCTTCCATGGCGTAGTTATAGTCATATACGTGCATTTACTTGAAACACTCTCTTTCCGTGGTGGTCGCAAACTACCTTAGAGTTCGCTACGATTGTGAAGCCCTTACTCTTGGCCTTCATGCAGAAGTCAACGTCTTCTGAGATGGTGTCCTTGATGTCTAGAGCGTGATGATACGTAAAGTATGGATAGCCAATAGCTCTGAACACTTCGGCTTTAACTAGAACGCATCCGAATCCTACGCCGTCTACTTCGTGCACGTCACCGTTACTCAACGATTCTAGAGGCACGTTGTACATCGATCCAGCCGGGTCTGTTCTGTAGAGCTCGAGCGTATGAGTGCCCTCGATTCTCTGAATGTAGAGTCCACTAACTACGTCTCTATCTGTCTCTATTAGAGTCTTCAGTGTTGTTGGTGGAAATGATATGTCGTAGTCGACTGCAAACAAGTAGTCGTATCCTCTCACTACCCAGTCTGCGATTAGGTTTCTTACCTGATCGATGCAGTATCCGTAGAAGTACTGAAAGTGAAGTTCGTAACCGTCTGGCACTTCTAGGTCGAAGATAGACTTAAACGTCTCGGCGTGAATGTTCTGCGCCGTTGGAATCGCGCAAAGTATTTTCTTTTTGCTAGGAATTTTAGGTTGCTTTCCCATGATGATCTCATTAGAGTTTCTTGTCTGCTCTTCTGAGTTGACCTTGTAGTCGTTTATTGGGTTGGTGTCGTTGTAGAGGTAGGTAACGTCGCGTACCGCTTTAATTGCTCTAGGTTCAACGTGTCGTATAAGCTCGTAAAAAAGAGCCGAGTCTCCTGCGGCTTTGTATATATTACCGTCGCCATCGCGAAGATTATTATAGTCGATGCTATCAATGAGTTTCGATGAGAACGTACGAAGGTGCGTATACGGGATCTTCCACGGGAAGTGATATGACTTGTAAGATCTGTTATCTTTAACTTCATCAGGATACTCCTGAGCGATTAGTGGAATATTGTCGGCCATCGACCAGCACGAACCGTAAGTGAACTTGTATCCCTGAGAGTACAGGTCGTTGATTCGGCTAAAGATGTGGGGATCGTTAGTTAGAGCGTCGTCACCGTCGATGATAACGATAATGTCGTACTCTCGACCGTACTGACTAATCATCGCTAGCTGATTTGCTAGAGCACCGACTCTCTCATCATTCTTTTCCATGTGGTAGTTAATGTAAGAGCAGTCTTCGATGATGCTGTACGTGTCGTCTGTAGACGCGTCGTCTACTACATAGACGTCGTAGTAATCGTACAGCTGGTTGTTGATCGAGTCTAGGCACTTCTTGATGTACTTTTCGGCATTGTAGCAAGTGACTACTACCATCATGCGACGATTGTAGTACGACGCCGGCGGACACATGTCCTCCGGATTCTGCCAGCGTCGACCAAATATTCTGTTAGTGTCGTAAGTAATCTTAAGAGCTTCTCTCTGCTCCATTCTGGTCATGTAACGACCAGTGACTCGATAGAGATGCTGCTTCCACTGCTTAGCTACTTTGCTCCACTCGCAGACTTCTCTAACTTCTAGAGCCTTCTCAGCTTTTTGCTGCCACAGGTATCTGTTTAAGTACGCACGACCAACGAGGTCTATGAACACCTCTAGATGAGCTTCCTCGTCAAAAGTGTTGAGCACGTTAGAAGTTACAGGATAGTCCATGAGGTAGCACGCCTGGTCTACGGCAGTCTCCTCCATAGCACCGAATCTGCCACTGATGACTGGAGTTCCATAGACTAGAGATTCCAGCGTCGAGATGCCGTAAGTCTCGGGCAGCTCCTGAGGGTAGAGCATGAAGGAAGCTTTGGCTAGATGCTCTGCCACTTCCTGCTGAGTGATGTATCCGGTAAACGACACGTTCAGCTTACCGTCGTGCTCTTTCTGCAGTTGAGCTACTCGATCGTTCTGAATGTCGGGGTTTCTCAGATGATAGCTACCGCCGATGATCGTCAGCTTAGCCTTACCATTAGATAGCGCGTGTACGCGCGGCCATACGCGCTCGAGAAGCACGTTCATACCCTTGTTGGCCGCGGCGTTAAATATGAAGAGGTCTGGGTCTTTCTTGTAGATGTCTACGTCGACGTCCCAGATGTTAGCTCCGTTACGAGTCACCCAAGTCTTGCGCTTGAGAACCTCCATGCTGCGCCTGTGGCCGTGATTGCAGTTCTGAATGTAGCTGGTGTGCCAGTCGGAAAGAGTCCAGAGCTCGTCGATGTAGCCGTTTACGAAGAGTCTCTCCATCATCTCGTCACCGTCGCAGAAGGTATCGTGAAGCCAGAGTACCTTATGTCCCTTGATCTTATAGTTCACGAACGGTGCGACCGATCTAGAAGAGATGACTATGTCGTACTCGTTGAACGTGCAAGCACCCATATTAAGTCTGTTGAAGTAGAACACGTCGTCCACCTCAACGTCTCTGTCGCAGTCACAGAACACGTCCACCGTGATACCGAGCTTGGCTAGCTCTCGTGCTATGAATACGATGGCCGACTCGCTGCCACCTAAGCCTCGTATGTAGGGAGTGTTACCGTCATACGGTGCACCAATTGGATCAAGTATCGCTACGCGCATAGAAGAATTAATCAACTCACTTTTGTTAGACCATAGTCATTATATCATATACGATAGAAATTGTCAATGGCATTTTAACTAAATATAGAATAAATCAGAGAGGGCTAGATGGCTTTAGACGAATTTGACATTGGCATGTTCAGACTTAGGGAAGACGGAATGTATGTTCCGTCCAACACCGTGTTTGAGAAGTCAGTAACGTTTCAGGGTCCAGTCTTTGGTCTAGACATTCCTGCCGGAGCGTACTTAGGACCAACGCCACCAGAAGACTTTGAAGACGGTACTATCTGGGTAGACAGCGACACGTACTCTGCATTTATTTATGAAGCTAGCAGTCAGACGTGGGTTCCTATATCTAGCTCAGGCTATACTGGTTCGGCTGGCGCGACTGGCTTCACGGGTTCTGTTGGTGCTATTGGCTTCACGGGTTCTCAGGGTTCTACTGGACCGATAGGACCAACGGGTTTTAACGGTTCGACAGGCTTCACTGGCTCTCAGGGAGCGACTGGACCTACTGGCTTTACAGGATCTCAGGGTGCGACTGGTCCGACCGGATTTAACGGTTCGACAGGGTTTACTGGCTCTCAGGGCGCGACTGGTCCGACAGGTCTTACAGGCTTCACTGGCTCTCAGGGCGCGACTGGACCAACAGGCTTTACGGGTTCTGCGTCTACGGTTGCGGGCCCTACTGGCTTCACTGGCTCTCGCGGCTTCACGGGTTCAGTTGGCTTCACTGGTTCGGCTTCAACAGTAGCAGGCCCTACAGGCTTCACTGGTTCTCAGGGTGCGACCGGACCAACTGGGCCAACAGGATTCACTGGTTCGGCTTCAACGGTAGCAGGCCCTACAGGCTTCACGGGCTCTCAAGGTACGACAGGGCCTACAGGCTTTACTGGTTCGGCGTCTACTGTTGCAGGTCCTACCGGCTTCACGGGCTCTCAAGGTACGACAGGGCCGACTGGACCGACAGGCTTCACTGGTTCGCAAGGCGCAACTGGACCGACAGGCTTCACTGGTTCTGCTGGACCAAACAATGTTCTTAACTCTACAAATGATACGTCTGCCACAGTTCACTATCCTGTATTTGTGGCTGGCACTGGAGCGCAAACGCCTAGAGTAAGAACAACATCAACAGCACTTTCTTATACTCCATCAACCGGTGTTCTTAGTGCTAGAACTTTTAGTTCATCTGAAACAAATGGTGTCGCGTTTGAGATAGGTCAGAACTCAGCAATTCGTAATCTCAGCACTAGTGGTTCTACCATGTTCTTCGATAGCGGTGTTGGAGCTGGTTCTACTACGGGTGATTTTAGCTTTAGATCAACAAACTCGTTTACTTCAAGACTTTACATCAGAGGTTCTGATGGCCACGTTGGTATTAATACAACCAGCCCTGAAGTTCCGTTTGATCTTAATGGCACGTCTATTTTTAGAGGTGACAGTAATGGTTATATTATTTTCGCTCCTAAGTTTGGAACCACTCCATTTGGAGCAAACTTTGACAGATTTGAAATTAGAATAGATTCTGGTTCTCAGGTTACTTGGCTTGGTAACTTTAATGGTGGTACTGGTGCTACTCGTGCGCTTGCATTCTACACCTCTAATCTTGAAAGACTGCGCATCAATACAGATGGTAATATTGGTATTGGTACAACGACTATAAACAGAAGATTGCACGTTGCATCTCCTGGATTTGGAGTAGCGGAATTCAACTCTACCATTACTGCAAATCCTGCTTCAGTAGATGTTGGCGAAATATTTACAATATCCGCTTCAGGCGCTATTAGTGGTGTTACCTTTAGTGGCGGTGATGGAAGAATGATGACCTTTGGAGTAGATACTGCTAACAGAGGTTACATGAGATCTAGAGCTCTCAACTTAATCACAACCGATGAACTTGTTCTTTCTACAAACAGTGCTGAAAGAATGAGAATTACTGCTGCTGGTCTAGTTGGTATCGCAAGAACTGATCCTAGCTTTACGCTAGACGTAAATGGTGGTATTCAATCAAACTCTGATATGAGAGCGCCTGTTTTTTACGATAGTTCAGATACAACGTACTATATTGATTTGAATAGCTCATCATCCGCTTCTGCAAAATTTGCTGGGGGTATACAGGTTGCAACCGTAAACCCGGGTGGCAATGGAATTATTCTTGGTGATGATGGTGACATAGTAGATCTTAACGATGGCTTTGTAGCTATGCGATTCTCTGCTGGTGTTCGCATACATAGCGGTAATAGAACTGGGGGTAATGTTATTACGCTTGGCTCAGATGGTAGAATTACTGCAAACCAGGATATACGCACACAGATTTTCTATGATAGTAACGATACTAACTATTATGTTGATCCCGCGGGTAACTCAAACTTGGCAGGGGTTGAATTAAATCTAAGACCAAGATTTGCGAATAATGACTGGGTTGCCGGTTTTCAATCTGTGCCTGCTTCTACTAAAGTATATCATGGCGATATAAGTGTAGGCGGCCCCGCTGGAACGTGGTGGTTTTATGAATCGATGCGACACGCTAACGCTACAAACTTCTGGGGTACACAGCTTGCATGGGGTTGGGAGGACAATGCTAACAGATTACTCCAGCGCAATATCACGGGTGGTTCGTTTGGTGCATGGGTAGAATATCTAAACACTTCTGGAAGAACATACACTGGTAATCTGACCTTAACCGGCTCGATTATCTCTTCAGCAAGCGATGTTCGTGCTCCTATTTTCTACGATCAAAACAACACTGGATATTATCTTGATCCAACATCCTCTACCTCTATTAGAACTGCGGGGCATTGGCATTCAGATGATGTTGCATGGACTGGTGAAATTGCGGGCAAAATACAGTATCATAGTAGCTCATGGTATCTTCAAGCTTTTAGTGCCTGGCGCTTTAGAAATAGCGCTGGCACGGATGTATTTACGTTCGATAGCGCGGGCACAGGTGTTGCTGCATTAGATTTTCGCGCTCCTATTTTCTATGACTCAAGTGATACTAGCACTTATGTAAACCCCAACGGAACAAGCTGGTTTAAGGGTGATATTTACCATTGGAGGGCAGCGAACTCAAACGATACGTTTGGCGGCATAGAACTTAGAGAAGCCGGTGGTGTAGCAAACGCATTTAGCACGATTCCTTACGCGCCTGGTATTAACTTCCACTGGTCTCTAACTGCGGCAGGACGATTCCTAATGGAGTCTAGCGGTAACTTTAGACTGGCTGGTCAGAGTGATATTACAAACAATTTAAGAGGTCTGTCTCTATCGTTCTTGTATTCATACACTGATGTAAGAGCTCCAATCTTCTATGATATATCTAACACAGCATTCTACCTCGATCCTAACTCTACTGGAACGTCTCTTAACGTCGCTGGTGCCATCGTAGCAGCTGGTAACATCACTGCGTTTTCTGATAGAAGAGTCAAGAGCGATATTCGTATAATTGAGAACGCACTAGATAAGATCTCACAGATCAACGGTGTTACATTTAACAGAACAGACCTTAAGGACAAAGAGAGAAGATATGCAGGTGTCATCGCTCAGGAGATAGAGGAAGTACTGCCAGAAGCAATATTCGACAGTAACGGTAATCTTAAGTCAGTCGACTATAACGCAACCATAGGTCTTCTAATTGAAGCAGTTAAAGAACTGCAGATTCAAATAAATATGCTGAACGAAAAGGTAAAATAATGACACTTACGTACACGTGGAAACTAACAGGTCTCGCTAAGAAGAACATAACCGAGCTAGGCATCGATAACGCAGTTATCCAGACCTACTGGGAGTGTCAGGGCGAAGACGCAGAAGGAAACATTGGAGTGTTCACTGGAGCTACTCCTCTTAAAAACCCTGACCCTGAGAGCTTCACACCATACGAGTCTCTAACCGAAGCGATGGTGTTAGAGTGGATAATGGATGAAGTCATAACTGACGACGGTATATACTGGAGTCACGTACAGGATAGAATAACTGCTCAAATTGAAGCGAAAAAGATCGAGTCTGTTTCGACAGATCAACTACCTTGGAATGGAAGTGAATAATGAACGAAGAACTAGATAAACTAGACGTTAACGCAGAACCAAAAGTTACTCTTACACTAGACGTAAACGAGTTGAACCTCGTACTAGCTGGTCTGCAAGAGCTACCTCACAAGTTTTCTGCGGCGATCATCAATAAGATTATGGCCGAAGCTCAGAAGCAAGTAAGCAAGGAATAACAAATGCCAATACCGTCATCCGGCGCACTATCACTTTCTGCTATTCAGACAGAGTTTGGGGGTTCTAACCCTATCTCTATCAGTGAGTACTACGCCGGTGGCGGTTTGGTTCCTTCTGGAACGAGTGGAACTAATGGTGCGGTTCCTTCTAGTGGTCAGATATCGTTTAGTCAGTTCTACGGCACTAGTGCTATTCTCGTTGCTCTTAATCCGAACTACTCGTTCGTTAACTTCCAGTTTGACGATCTTGCTGCATCTGGAATTAGAATAGGTAACGATGGCGCAGTTTACGAGCTAGCTGAAAGTGGAGTTGGTATTACTCAAAACCAGGTCGACTCTTGGATTGCGCCAACATCTGCGGCCGGAAACGGGTATGAAGTTAGAGTATCAGCTATGGGCGGTGACGGTCTTACTGGAAGCGCGACTAACACTTGGTTAGGATTAGGCACTACGAGAGAGTGGTATATTGTTGTTGACTTTGTTGGTCAAAACAAGTTTGCTAACTTTACTCTTGAAATAAGAAACGCAACTACTTTAACAGTTCTTGCTTCTTCTTATGTAGAGCTAAGCGCACAGACAGTATAAGAGCTACATGACACAGATAGATCTAACAATTAACGAAGATGAACTGCAGTTTGTTATTCAAGCACTAAAGCACATGACCTACTCGAGAGCAGCGCCGATCATATCTAAGATTGAGAAGCAGGCTCTCATATCTAAGAGTAAGAGTGATGCTTCTAACGACAACGATAATACAGGATAACTAACATGGTAAAGCCTACATCACGTGCAGAACTAAAAGAATACTGCCTGCGCTCGCTAGGCAAGCCGGTCATCAATATTAACGTTGCCGACGAGCAGGTCGAAGACAGAATAGACGAAGCTCTTAGATACTACTGGGACTATCACTTTGACGGTAGTGAGAAGCAGTACTACAAGCATCAGATAACTGAAGAAGACAAAGAGAACAAGTACATAACTATGCCGGATAATATCATCGGCGCAGTTCGTATATTTGGGCTCGGTTTCTACTCTAGCTCTACTAACAACATGTTTAACGTTCAGTATCAGATAGCTCTTAATGATCTGTACGCTCTTACTAGCTACAACGTAGTACCGTTCTACATGACTATGCAGCATCTTAACGTTCTGCAGGAGATACTTGTCGGTCAGAAGCCGATTAGATACAATCGCCATAAGAATAGACTATACGTTGACATGAACTGGGACGTTATCGACACTGGCCAGTATCTAATCGTTGAGGCTTATGAAATCGTGGATCCTGACATCTGGACTGACGTATGGTCTGACAGATGGCTCATGGCGTATGCTACTGCTCTCGTCAAGAGACAGTGGGGTAACAACCTAAAGAAGCACAAGAACGTTGTTGGTCTAAATGGTGTGATGCTTAACGGTCAAGAAATATATAACGAAGCTATCGAAGAAATAGCTAACATGGAACATGAGATGATCAACAGCTACTCGCTTCCAGTCTCTGACATGATAGGCTAACACATGCCAGTAAATCCGTATTTCGATCACTACGACGCTACTAACGAGCAAGATCTTCTCGAGAGTCTTATTATCGAGTCGATCCAGATATATGGCTTCAACTCGTACTACATGCCAAGAACTCTTGACGACTACGATCAGGTGTTCAGAGAGTCTACAGTTAACTCGTTCAATAGCGCTACGCTCATTGAGGCTTATCTCAAGAGCAACATGCGCTTCGAGGGTGACGGTAAGTTCATGTCTCAGCAGCTCGGACTCGAGATACGAGATCAGACCACTTTTACTATCGCGCAGAGTACGTTTAGAACTCTTACAGGACTAGAGCGTCCTAAAGAAGGAGACCTAATGTACCTTCCTATGGATAGGAAAGTCTACGAGATTCAGTTTGTCGAGCATCAGGACCTGTTCTACCAGCTTGGTAGACTCATGGTCTTCGATCTGCAGTGTGAGCTTCTGGAGTTCAATGGTCAGAAGTTCAATACCGGCATCGCTGAGATAGACTCTATCGAGACCACTTATCAGATGGATGGTACTGAGGACGATACGTTTACCGACTGGAGCGATCAGTCTACTGAAATTCAGGAAGAGACTGACGGCATTATAGACTTCTCAGAAGTCGATCCATTTAGCAGAGGCGGTACAGTCTAATGTTTGGACAGAACTTCTATCACGCGCTGACCAGAAAGTACGTAACGCTATTCGGTACTCTGTTTAACGACTTCACCATAACCAGAACTGGTGGAACTCCAGCAGTAACTGACACGATTAAGGTTCCTCTTACGTACTCTTCTCAGGACAAGATGCTGTCTAGAGTATTCGGTGACGAAGATCTAGATCGTAAGGTCGCGGCAAGAACTCCAGCCATGTCTTTCGAGATGCTCGCGCCGTACTATGACGCCGAGAGAAAGCTCGCGAGCCTCAATCGCATTTGTATTGTTGGGAACGACGGTCTTCAGTTTCAGTACGTAGGTGTTCCATACAACATTCCATTCAGGCTCTACGTTTACTCTAGAGATGAGGAAGACGGTCTAAAGATCATCGAGAAGATATTCCCGTATTTTACGCCTTCACTTACAGTGACGGCCAGACTCGTAGACGAGACCGACTTCTCTCTAGACATTCCTATCGTACTCAAGAACATAAACTACGAAAACGATTCGTATGGTGACTACAATGATCGCCGTAAGCTCATATGGACGCTAGACTTCGAAATGAAAGCAGTGTTCTTAGGTCCGGTAATTGGTGGAAGAAAGATCATTCGTGTTGCGTTTGTTAATGCCAGAGACTCTGGTACGGGACAGACGCTCGAGACAGTTAGAGTTCAACCAGGTCTTACCGCTAATGGTGAGCCTACTACAGATCCGCTACTCTCTATACCAGTAGCGCAGATCAATGAAGATGACAACTTCGGATATATAGTCGAGATAATCGATGGAGACTTTGAGTGAGTGACGATATTATTAGAAGAGCGTTAGGTATGGACGACGCTCCTGAAGTTGAGACTACAGCAATAGTTACTACCGGTCCTACCGAGACTATCAGTCTGAGCGAGATGGACGTAGACTTTGAATATGTCGTGGACAATCTTAAAGAGCTTATCGCGCAAGGCCAGGAAACTATTAACGAGCTTATTCTTATCGCCAAGCAGTCTCAGCATCCAAGAGCATTTGAAGTCATCGCTACTCTCATGAAGACTGTGGCGGACATGAACAACGATATTATAAACGCTCACAAGAAGAAGAACGATATATCTCCATCAGAAGCCAGACATACTAAGGGACCAGCAAACGTGACTAACAATCTCTTTGTAGGCTCTACGGCAGAACTTCAAGCTTTCTTAGATCAGCAGAAAGCCAAGGATAGGTAACAATGAGTAATGAGAGTGATGAGACAGAGGGTCATAAGTACGTACTGACCCCTCCAGTAGACGACATTACGATTAGCAAGGGGTACTTTGGTAACCCCAACCTAAAGCGAGTTGGCGAAGACATCGAGTGGACCGAGAGCAGAGTCAGTGAGTACATCAAGTGCTCGCAGGATCCGATCTACTTTATCGAAACTTACATGAAGATCATTAACGTAGACGAGGGTCTCGTTAACTTTAAGCTCTACGACTATCAGAAAGAGATGGTCAACTCTATGGCTAACAACCGTATGAGTATCATCGCTACTGCACGTCAGGCTGGTAAGTCTACTACTACGTGTGGATTTATTCTCTGGTACATCATCTTCAATAAAGAGAAGACGGTAGCTCTTCTGGCTAACAAGGGTGATACCGCTCGAGAAATTCTTGGGCGCGTTCAGCTAGCGTATCAGTATCTTCCAAAGTGGCTGCAACAGGGTATCGTCGAGTGGAACAAGGGTAACATCGAGCTCGAGAATAAGAGCCGCGTTCTAGCTGGTTCTACCTCGAGTGATAACATTCGTGGTTACACCATCAACATGCTGTTCATCGACGAGGCCGCGTTCATCGAGGGCTGGGATGAGTTCTTCACTTCGGTCTTCCCTACGATTTCTTCTGGTAAGTCTACTAAGATCGTTCTAGTTTCTACACCGAACGGACTAAATCACTTCCACAAGCTCTGGGCCGAGTCTACGTCTAATCCTCCAAGAAACGACTACAATCCGATTAAGGTCATGTGGTACGACGTTCCTGGTCGAGACGAGGAGTGGCGAAACGCCGTTCTTCGTGGTATGTCTAATGATCAGGATAGATTCAATCAGGAATACTGCGTCGAGTTCCTCGGTAGCTCAAATACTCTTATCGGTGGTCAGGCTCTTAAAGATCTCGTGCACCGCGACCCGATCTATCAGCACGACGGTCTGTACAAGTACTTCGAGCCTCAGCGAGATCACCTGTACGCGTGCATAGTCGACGTATCTCAGGGTAAGGGTCTAGACTACTCGGCTTTCAGCATTATAGACGTAACGTCTATGCCCTACCAGCAAGTTGTAGCTTTCAGAAACAATCTGCTAGCTCCTGCCGACTACGCTAAGTTGCTGTATGCTACACTTAAAGCTTACAATAACTGCGTGGTTCTAGTCGAACTTAACGACTGGGGACACACTGTGTCTAGCATTCTCTGGGAGGAGTACGAGTACGAGGGCGTTCTGTTTACAGAAAACGCTGGTCGTGCTGGTAAGAGAATCTGCTCAGGCTTTGGCGGTAAGTCTGTCGACATGGGGGTGAGAACTACCAGTCCAGTTAAGAACGCCGGATGTTCTCTGCTAAAGCTTCTTATTGAGCAGCGCCAGCTTATGGTTCACGACTATAACACTATAGGCGAGCTCGCGACGTTCTCTCTCAAAGGAAAGCAGTATCAGGCCGAGTCAGGGCATCACGACGACCTAGTGATGGGTCTCGTACTGTTCGCTTGGATGACAGACCAGCCGTTCTTTAAAGAGTACACCGACATTAACACTCTCATCAAGCTCAGAGAAAAGACTGACGAAGAGATTGAGAGCGATCTAACTCCGTTTGGCTTTCTAGACGATCACTTTGGTGACGAAGAGATGCTAGAGCCAGAAGCGCCTGCTGGATGGAACTGGATGGGGTCCTGGTAAGGGTCTTACGTCTATAAATACTAAAAACTATCGATTGGGCAAAGGAGAATCCCATGTTTAGACTAAGTCCAGGCGTCAATGTATCTGAGATTGATGCAGCAACTGGTATTCCAGCTGTATCTACAACTCAGGCAGGATTCGCTGGTGTGTTTCGTTGGGGTCCGGTAGCTCAGAGAACTTTAGTTACTTCCGAACCAGATCTGGTAACGAAGTTTCACAAGCCAACTAACTTAAACGCCGAAACGTGGTTCACAGCCGCTAACTTCTTAGGTTATGGCAACCAGCTTCAGGTGGTTCGTGCTGAAAGTGGCACGTCTGCTATGGCGGTTTTCTCTGGTACTACTGCACCAAACGCAGCAACTCAGACGATTAAGAATAGAGATCACTACGATTCTGGTGCCGTAACGTTTAGCGCTAACGTAGCTTACGTTGCTAAGTATCCAGGTGAGCTAGGTAACTCTCTAAGAGTTTCTGTTTGCGACAGTGCTGCCGCTTATAACTCTCTAGTAGACATTGTAGCTAACTCAAGCATCGCCGCAACTTCCAACGTTTCTATCAGCGTTGGATCTTCTGTTGCTACGGTTTCTGTTGGTTTCAGTGGAACTGGTAACTCAGCTATCGCTAACACTCAGGCATTCGCTATCAAGGACGCTATTCAGGTAGGTGACAACATCAAGGTTGGTAACTCTACTATCGGAGAGCAGTTCCTACAGGTTGCTAGCGTCGGAAGCGTAAGTGGTAACTCTACTATCTTCACGTTCAGCTTCAATCTTTCTGAGCCATACCGCCTACGTGAAAACTGGGCGTCTACGACTCTTGATCGTTACTGGGAGTTCCACAATGTTGTTACTGCAGCGCCAGGCACTTCTGACTACGTCGAAGCTTTCGGTAACACCGCGGCTGTCGACGAAGTGCACCTAGTTGTGGTCGATGAGAACGGTGCGTTCTCAGGCGTTCCTGGGTCTATTCTTGAAGTTTACAACGGTCTGTCTAGAGCAACTAACGCTAAGACTGAGAACGGCGCTGTAAACTACTACAAGGAAGTTCTGAACACTAACTCACAGTACATCTGGTGGGCTAACGATGCTACGATAGCTCCATCTGCTCCTGCTGCAACTGTAGCAAGCGCTTCTTCACTCTCTCCAACTAACTACTCAATGGTGGGTGGTACTGATGGACCAGGTGAGACCGGCGTTCCACTAGGAAGTCTTGCTGCGGCATACGATCTCCTTGGAGACGCTGATGACGTAGACATCTCGCTAGTTATCGCTGGTAAGGCTCGTGAGTCAGACGGTGCTACGCTGGTTAACTACATTATCGATAACGTTTCTGAAAAGCGTAGAGACTGCGTTGCTTTCGCTTCTCCTCCTAAGGAGATGGTGGTAAACAACACTGGTAACGAAGTAACTAACGTCGTTAACTTCGCTAACGATCTAAGAGCTACTTCATACGGCTTCCTAGACTCTGGCTACAAGTACCAGTACGACAAGTACAACGATATCTATCGCTGGGTTCCACTCAACGGCGACATCGCGGGTCTATGCGTACGTACAGACAGATCTAATGATCCATGGTTCTCACCAGCGGGTTACAATAGAGGTCGTATCAGAAACGTAACCAAGCTAGCTTGGAACCCAAGCGAAGCAGCAAGAGAGCTTTTATCTAAGGCTTCTGTAAACGCCGTAATTAAGGAAGAGGGCGAAGGCTTCATCCTATTCGACGACAGAACTCTTCTTAAGAAGAACTCACCGTTCCGCGCTCTTGGTGTTCGCAGACTGTTCATTATCCTCCAGAAGGCTATTGCAACTGACGCGAAGTACACTCTGTTCGAGTTCAATGATGACTTTACGAGAGCTCAGTTCCGTAACCGTACGATTCCTTATCTACGCGATATCCAGGGACGTCGTGGCATTCTAAGCTTCGAGGTTGTATGTGACGAGACTAACAACACTGACGAGGTAATCGATCGCGAAGAGTTCGTGGGCGATATCTACATCAGACCAAATAGATCTATTCGTGGCATTCAGCTTAACTTCGTAGCAGTACGTGGAAGTGTACGATTCGATGAAATCGTCGGCCAATTCTAATAAATACGAAGGATAAGGAGAACTTAGATGTCATTTAACGTACAGGACTTCAAGTCACGTGGTCTTACCTTCCATGGTGCTCGTCCTACGCTGTTCCAGGTGGAGATTAACAATCCACCTGCGGGCACTGCTAACGGCGCTACTATCGAGAAGGTTAAGTTTATGTGCAGAGCAACGCAGATTCCTCCTGCGATTGTAGAGTCTGTACCAGTTGGTTACTTCGGCAGAGACATCAAAGTCGCTGGCGATAGAGTATTCCCAGACTGGAACGTCTCTATAATTAACGACGAGGACTTTGCTATTAGAGATATGATGGAGAGCTGGTCTCAGGTTCTCAACTCGACGGTTCCAAACCTTCGTCGTGACAGACAGTATAAGAGAGAAGCTCTTATTACTCAGTACGGCAAGGAAGGCAACATTCTACGTCAGTACGAGATGGTTGGTATTTTCCCGACTTCAATCGGACCAATCGAACTCAGCTGGGACAGTAAGAACCAGATTGAAGTATTCGATACTACGTTCGCGTTCGACTGGTGGAATGCTGTAAGAGGAGTCGGAGGCCGTGGTCTCTTCGGGTAATAAATACCTATAGCCTCTAAATATTAGTGTAGTAGAAGGGGCGCTTATGCCCCTTCTATTGCTTTCGGAGAACTTATGAACTTATTTGGATTCGAGATCAAGCGCAAGACACAGATCGAAGCGCAGACAGTTTCTTTCGCTCCACCAAACAATGACGACGGTGCTGTACTAGTACAGTCTACTGGTGCCACCGGTGGTGCTTACGACACTGTTTTAGATCTAGACGGAACGGTACGTAACGAAGCGGACCTCATTACAAAGTATCGAGAGATAGCTACTCAACCAGAAGTAGACTCAGCTATCGACGAGATAGTCAATGAAGCTATCACTCTAGACAGCGATAATTCGGTCGTAGATATTATTCTAGACAACGTTAACGCTCCACCAAAGATCAAGCAAATCATAGAGCAAGAGTTTCAGCAAATACTGAAGCTCCTTGAGTTTGACAGCCAGCCGTACGAAGTGTTCAGAAGATGGTACATTGACGGCCGTCTTTACTATCACGTTATCATCGACGACCCAGCGATGGGTATCAGAGAGTTGAGATACTTAGACCCGCGCAAGATTAGAAAGGTGCGCGAGATCAAGACTGAAAAGGTATCCGGCACTCAGGGTAGAATGCTAGGTGACGGTGACGCTACTCTAAAGAGAGTAGTTAACGAGTACTACATCTACAATGAGAAGGGTTTCTCAACCAAGAATCAGACGGTCGGTATCGCTCAGCAAGCCGCTACACAGGGACTAAAGATTGCTCGAGACTCGGTCGTTCTTATCAGCTCTGGTATGACAGACGCCAACGGCACTCTAGTCATGGGCCATCTTCAGAAGGCTATACGAGAGACCAACCAGCTAAGAACACTCGAAAACGCGGCAATTATCTACCGTCTATCGAGAGCTCCAGAGCGTAGAATATGGTACGTAGACGTCGGTAATCTTCCTAAGATGAAAGCCGAACAGTATCTACAGGACATCATGACTAAGCACAAGAATCGCTTAGTTTACGACTCTATGAGCGGTGAGATAAGAGACGACCGTAAGTATATGACGATGCTTGAGGACTACTGGCTTCCTCGTAGAGAAGGTGGTAGAGGTACTCAGGTCGACATTCTTCCAGGCGGTCAGAATCTAGGTCAGATGGACGACGTTCTGTACTTCCAGAAGCAGCTCTACAGATCTCTTAACGTTCCAGTTACTCGTCTAGACTCAGAGGCTATGTTCGACCTCGGAAGAGCTACTCAGATTAGCCGAGACGAGATCAAGTTCGCTAAGTTCATCGATAGACTTCGTACCAGATTCGCGAAGCTATTCTTACAGCTAGTCGAGAAGCAACTCATTCTCAAGGGAATCGCTTCTTACGACGACTGGCTTCTCATCAAGCAAGACATTCGATTCCGCTTTACTCGCGATAACTATTTTGCCGAGCTTAAGGAAGCCGAAGTCTTAAACAACAGACTAAATCTTCTCGAAACAGTATATCCATTCATCGGTAAGGCCTTCTCTTGGAGATGGGTGCGTAAGAACATCCTTCAGCAAGACGAGGAGGAGCAGGCGATAATGGATGAAGAAATCGCAGAAGAGCTAATGAATCCACAGTTTAATCCGGCGCTACTGGATCCTGACGCTAATGGATTTAGCGACTCTCCAGAGCTGCCACCGTTACCTGAAGAAGGAAAGTAAATATGGAATATGATGCAAACAGAGCAGTAACTCTAGCTCTCGCCGGTAAGCCAGTTGAGTTCGAGTCTGAAGTAAGAGTCGGACTTGCGGACAAAATATTAGATGCTATTGAGGCTAAGAGAGTTGAAGTTGCTTCTAAGATATTCGGAACGCCTGAATATGAGGCAGCAAATGCGCCAGTCGAGTCAGAGGACGATCAGTCCGTAGAAGTCGACGACGCATAAATAAAACAAAAAAGGAAAGTACATGTTTTTAATTTGCGAAAACATCGAGGACTCTAGATTCCTTATCGAAGAAACCTCTGAAGGTAAGAAGAAGATGTACCTCGAGGGTACTTTCCTTCAGGGTAACATCAAGAACCGTAACGGTCGTATCTACGACGCGGATATTCTAGAGAACGAAATCAGCCGATACGTAAAAGAGAACGTAAAGTCTAATAGAGCTTACGGTGAGCTTGGACACCCACAGGGACCAACCATCAATCTAGATCGCGTCTGCATTCTTCACGAGAACGTAAGAAGAGACGGCGATAATTTTATCGGTAAGGCTCGAGTTCTAACCGAACTTCCTATGGGTAAGATTGTCGAGGGCTACATCAAGGAAGGTTGCCAGCTCGGCGTGTCTTCTAGAGGTATGGGCTCTATCAAGATGGTCGAGGGCGTTCAAAGAGTCCAGAACGACTTTAGACTAGCGACGCTAGCTGACGTCGTTGCAGACCCATCAGCTCCTGACGCTTTTGTTCAGGGAATCATGGAAGGTCGAGCTTGGATATTTGACCCAATCAGCGGCACTTGGGCAGAGCGCGGCATTGAGAAGCTTGCAGAGCAGATGAAGTCAGCTCCTGCTAAGGTCATCAATGAGAATAAGCTAGCGCTTCTAGAAACTTTCTTTAAGACTCTAACTAACAAGAAGAGATAAGATGGCTTTCGTAGCAGTTCCAGGATCTGGTGGTATTTGGGAATACGATAACGCGGCTACAAAAGCCGGAGGCGTTGCTGGTGTTCGCACTAATAGTGATGGAACTCAGGTTTACGTCAGCGTGCGTAAGACCGGAGAAGACCTAACGGGATTCGCTAATTCTGATCGCGGGGAGCTAGCCAAGACATATTACGACGCTAGAGTATGACACGCTTAGTTGATATTATTCTAAGTCGAAAGAGACACCAGTGTGACTTATGTGGTGTCGCTATATTCTTAGCGCTTACCGCTTTAGCTCTAATTGCAGTACTTCACTTTGGCGGTTAGATTAGTTTACGTAGATTATGATAGAGTGTTGTAACATTCTAACTTGAAAACACAGTAGTTATAAATAAAAAAAACCTAGGAGATTACTTCGATGACGAAGCCAGTAGAAGAGTCTGTTGCTAGCGATACGCTAAAGCCTCAGAACAAGTCTCAGATGCTAGGCGCAGCACTTGCAAAGATGGCTGGCCTAGATATTGAAGACCTATCACATTTTCTTAACGATACTCTCGCTCAAGTTAGCGACAAGGGTAGCTCACTGAACGGCGGCGGCGCACCAGACGCTTCCTCTAGCAATCAGGCTACTCTAGCAATGAAGCCATCTGCCGCTTCATCTGCTATGAAGGAGTCAGTAAAGTCGGATCTATCAGAAATTCTTAGCGAAGGCGAAGAGCTATCTGAAGAGCTTCGCGAAAAGGCATCAGTTCTCTTTGAGACTGCTGTTGAAGCTAGACTAGTGATTGAGCGTGAAGCTCTAATCGAAGAGATGAACCAGAATCTAGAAGAAGCTTTCGACACCATGAAGTCGGAAATGGTTGAGAAGCTAGACGCTTATCTAGATCATATTGCAGAAGCATGGCTTAAGGAAAACGAAGTAGCCGTAGAGTCTGCACTACGTACCGAAATTACCGAAAACTTCATCGCTGGCATGAGGAATCTATTCCTCGAGCACAACTTTAACGTGCCAGAAGAAGAGGTAAACATTGCTGAAGAGCTAGCTGCCAAGAACGCAAATCTTGAAGAGAGCTTAGACGCTGCTCTAACTGAAAACGCTCGCCTTAAGAGCGAAGTTTTAGAGAGCAGAAAGCAGGACGCAGTTAACACTGTTTGCGAGGGTATGACCCTAACTCAAGCAGAAAAACTACGTGCTCTTTGTGAGAGTGTAGAGTTTGATGGTGATCTTGATGCTTACACTCGTAAGGTTTCAATTCTCGCTGAAAGTGTCACCAAGAAGGCGTCTAACGCTCCTTCTACCGGCATGATCGTCGAGGAAAGTGACCCTGACGCAGCGCTTAGAGGTAACGCACCAGATGCTGGTGTAGACCCACAAGTTAAGCGCTACATTGACTCGATCTCACGCACAATTCGCAAGTAATAGCTTAAGAATTGCTGAGTTATAAATACAAAAAACACCCAAAGATAAAGGGAGCAATAAATGTTTAACCTAGCTGAGGAAACTCGCAAGAAGTGGCAGCCAATTCTTGAGCACGAAGATCTGGCTCCTATCAAGGACTCTTATCGTCGTAGTGTTACGGCACAGCTTCTTGAGAATACCGAAAGAGCGCTTCGTGAGGAAGCAGCACATGGTCAGTCAAGCAATCTGCTTTCAGAAGCGTCTCCAATCCATGCTAACGCATGGGGTAACTCTTCTGCTAACGCAGGCACCGGTGGTAACATCGATGCTTTCGACCCAATCCTAATCTCACTAGTACGTCGTTCTATGCCAAACCTAATGGCATACGATATCGCTGGTGTTCAGCCAATGAGTGGTCCAACTGGCCTCATCTTCGCGATGAGATCACGTTACACCAACCAGACTGGCGCAGAGACCTTCTACAACGAAGTTAACACCGCGTTCTCTTCTGTAGTCACGGGTGCTAACACCTTTGGCCAGAAGCACGTTGGTCAGCTTCCAACCGGCGTAGTTAACACCTACAACACCGGTTCTGGTATGAGCACTGCGCAGCTTGAAGCTCTTGGTACTGACTCTAACACTGCATTCGCAGAGATGGCGTTCAGCATCGAGAAGGTAACGGTTACTGCAAAGGGCCGTGCGCTAAAGGCTGAGTACACCATGGAACTCGCTCAGGATCTTAAGGCAGTTCACGGCCTAGATGCTGAAACTGAGCTCAGCAACATTCTTTCTACGGAAATTCTTGCTGAGATCAACCGTGAAGTAGTACGTACAGTTAACGCTTGCGCTAAGCAGGGTTCTCTAACCGACGTTGCAACTCCTGGTATCTTCGACCTAGACACCGACTCTAACGGCCGTTGGTCAGTAGAGAAGTTCAAGGGTCTTATGTTCCAGCTCGAAAGAGAAGCTAACGTGATCGCAAAAGAAACTCGTAGAGGTAAGGGTAACATCGTTATCTGCTCTGCGGACGTAGCTTCTGCGCTTCAGATGGCTGGTGTTCTAGACTACACCCCTGCTCTAGATCGCAACAACAACATGCAGATCGACGATACCGGTAATACCTTCGCGGGTGTTCTTAACGGCCGTCTAAAGGTCTACATCGACCCATACGCGATCGGTGGTAACTACCTAACGATCGGCTTCAAGGGTACTAACCCATTCGACGCTGGTCTGTTCTACTGCCCATACGTTCCACTACAGATGGTTCGTGCAGTCGATCCAAACAGCTTCCAGCCAAAGATTGGTTTCAAGACCCGTTACGGCATGGTAGCTAACCCATACGCGGAAGGTCTAACCGAGGGTAGTGGTGCTCTTAACCCTAACTCTAACGTTTACTACCGTCGTACGATCGTTAACAACCTTATGTAATCATAAGATTCGGGTTAACCGAACAAACTGGGGTGGCTCTTCGGGGCCACCCTTTTTATTTGCGTTCTATAAATATTCAAAAGTGAGGAGCGCAATGAAGTCACTGAAGCAGATTATATGTGAGTCTATTAGTCGCGATGAACTCATCGCTCACTTTGACGAGCATCACCGTCGCAGACACGATAATCCAGAAGTAAGAGACCCTGTCCACGGCGAAGGCTGGATGGCTCGTAATCCTAGATCGCTGTCTTCATACTACAACGGTCATCCAGACGAGAAGAATCATTTCTACAATCTTAGACTAGATCCTAATAAGCTAGCAGCTCTAAATGGACGTAATGGAGAGCACCTGCACGTCGATAGAGAAGACAGCCAGTGGAATCACGAGTTTCAGAAGATCAAGGGTAGAATTAAGTCTGAAGGGTTTCACGAAAAAGACCCACATACCGAACACGAAAACGGTGCTATGATTAAGGTTCTCAACACCGGTGAGGCAGTAGTTCACGAAGGTAATAAGAGAACTAGAGCGTCTGCTCAACTAGGACACAAGACCATACCAACTCACTGGAGTTGGGAGGGTGGATCTGAAACAAAGAGTGGCTCACCACATCCAGTAGACTTCATGCACGACGATGATATCAGTGCTCTACGCATGCAGGTTAGAGCTAAGAGATTAGGAGTTAGTTAATGTCCAAGCATCTGTACAAGATTCTAAGCGAGTGCGTACTACTCCTCGAGTACGATGCTGATAAGACTTGGGAGAGACACGGCAAGAAAGTGGTAGATCGAGTTATGTCTACTTGGGATCACGACTCACACCTAGGTCATATTAAGTATGGTACTGCTACCGCGATGGCAAGCATCAAAAGAGGTGAGACGAGCTACTCTATGGAGGGCGTGCACGACTTCATTAGAGAAAAAGTGCAACCACATCTAGAGAACTCAGACCCCACTCCAAACAAGCAGTACGTTCAGCACATCGCTAGAATGTATGGAAGTGGTGGTGTAAACAGGCTAGAAGATCTGCACGCTAGAATGAAGCCTGCACTAGAAAAGTTTCACGATCTTTCTAAGCGTAAGATTATCCCAGTCGAGCACCGCGATATCGGCAAGTACAAGAGTCTTTCCGATCTTGAAGACGTCGTGGAGAAGCATGCCGACAATCTTAGCGGTAAGGAAGAAGATCGTCAGTATCACGAGCTGATGAAGAGTCCCGAACACTCTACGACTGAAGATCATCCACACTTCACTAGAATTACTCCACATACTACTGCTGCAGCTCAGCACTTCGGTAAGGGAACTCGCTGGTGCACCACTGACGGTGACGACAGTGAGCACGGCATGTTCAACTACTATAACAATCACGGACCTCTTCACGTATTCATTCCTAAGAATCCAATGTACGCTGGAGAGAAGTATCAGTATCACTACTCTTCTAATCAGCTTATGGATGAGAAGGATGAAGACGCAAAGGATAAGATCAGAGTAAATCATCCAGAAATAGATCACCACATAAGAGCTTATGCTGACATGGCAGACAAATCTAGCTCGGCTTCTGGTGTTAGAGGCCTGACTCATGCTGAACCTAAGGTTGTACTCAGCTCGATAGAAAATACGCAAGACATACATCACGAGTTAGGTCAGAGTCTTATTAACCATAAGAACCCTTACATCGCTCTTAAAGCGTCGATGCACGACTACATAGACGACAGTAACTCAGACGTTAAAGCTATAACTAAAAAAGCGATAGACCACCACATCGACACCGAGTGGTACGATGGATCTGCTGCGGCTATACACAAGCTCTTTAGACCTGACGAAGGTCACGAAGAGCACATGAACCTTAAGCCAGAGCACGTCGAGGCTATCGAAGAGCATCCAGCGAATAAAGATCATCACATGACTTCAATCATTGCTAGACACGCTAAGTTGCCTTCTTACAAGATGGATGAGTATGCCGAGCACGAAAGTGATAAGGTTAGAAGTTCTCTGGCGATGAATCCTAATCTTCCAGATCACCTGAGAACTAGACTTAAGAGAGACCATCACTCAGACGTGTCTAATAACGCTCACATATACGAAGAGAAAGAAGTAGAATAATGAGTGTACAGTGCGCACCTGAGAACATGAGTCTTCTGAATCCTAACGAGTTTAGGATCTACATTCACAAGGCTCCAACTCTAACATTTTTCGTGCAGACAGTGTCCCTACCGTCTATCAATCTTCCAGCCGTGTCTTCAGACAACCCTTTTAACAGAGTTCCGATGGCTGGAGATCACATAGACTGGGAGCAGCTTTCGGTCGTGTTCCTTGTAGACGAAGACCTTAAGGGATGGAGAGAATGCTACGCTTGGCTTAGAGGCCTTGGATTTCCTGAGTCCTTCGACGAGTACTCTAGAATGATTGAAGATAGGTCTGCAACTCGATTTCAGAACCTACACTCTCCGATATCGGTAATCACCAACACCGGCTCTCGTAATTCTAACATCGAGTTCTATTTCGAAGACGCTATTCCTACGATGGTTTCAGCACCTACCCTATCAACCACGAACGAGGGTCAGCCAGTCGTTACTGCTAAGGTAATGTTTGACTACACTCTATACGACGTAAGACCAATAAGAGTAAGCTCATGAAACATCTGTACAAGATTCTAAGCGAGTGCGTGCTTCTTCTCGAGTATGATGCCGAGAAGACGTGGGCTAGATATGGTGATAAGATTAACAAAGAGATGGGTCACCATCTAGATAATAGTAGACATCATCCTCTAGTTGCTGCAATAGACAAAGAGTATACCACTCACCTGATGAAGAGTCCAGAAACTTCGGCTAATAAGTGGAACGAGCTTAATAAGCATCACGTATTAGGTCACCTCGAAAAGTTAGATCCTTCTCCAAACAAGAAGTACGTTCCTCATATGGCTAAGATGCTCGGTGCCGGTATTAATAACTTCGAGGACGTAGACAGCCGAATGGCTTCAAACGTGGCTAAGTTTCACAGGCTCGCTACAAACAGAAAGCTAAATCCCGAGCACACCGACATGGGGCGCTTCAAGAACATGGGTGAGTTTGAGCACGCCATGGAGGGTTACGCTGATGTAGAGTCTAATAATGCTGAAGCTAGAGCGTATCACGAGAAGATGAAGAGTCCTGAACACTCTACTACCGAGAGTCACGGAAGCTTTACAAAGATCATACCTCATACTCCTGAAGCTGCTCAGCACTTCGGTAAGGGAACTCGCTGGTGTACTGCTACTGACAAGCTGGAAAACAGTATGTTTGATCACTATAATAAGAGTGGGCCGATGCACATTCTTATACCGCATAGCGCTTCATACTCCGGTGAGAAGTATCAGTATCATCGAAGCACTAAGCAGCTCATGAACGAGAAGGACGAGCCTGTAGAAAGAAGTAGTCTTCCACACGAGATGAAGCATCATCTTGACCTATACGATCAGCACGTCGAGAGCGCTAAGAACAATCCACACGCATCAAAACATCATCTTGAAGCAGACGTTGTTAATCACTACTACGCTAATCACGCACCTAAAGATGAAGTAGACGAAGAAAAGTCACATTGGAATAATAGAGGATACGTAGGATCTTGGGCTTCTAAGCACGTCGATCCTAAAGAATTCAAACACTTCATAACTTCAAGAGTCGATGATGACATGGACGAGCACTGGGATCAAGTTAAGCACAAGTACGCTCATCTTGAAGATGATGAAGATGCGTACAGAGACGCTTGGTATAATGAGACAGGTCCGATTGAAGAAAACAAATATAAAGCGATTTCTCATGCAGTCAATAACAGTCCACACTATGATAGTAAGACTTTTAGAGAGTTAGTTGACGGTGGTCGTCTTAAAGCCTTGAACAGCGACGCTCTTATATCTAGCAGTAAAATTAAAGGTGAAGACTTACACTACGCTATCGACAAGTTAGGCTCTAAAGTTGGGCACGCTAGCTGGAGCGTGTTGAATAATAAGAATCACGATGAGTCGCACACCGATAAGTTATTGCAAAACACTGAAGATAGCTCAGCAGACTTAATATATTCTCATGGTAAGATTTCTGATAATGCAATAGATAAGGCATTGTCGACCGGAGATCAGCATAGAAGAGCTGCAGTAGTATTGAATCCTAACGTTCACTTAGATCACACTAAGCGTGCACTAAACGATGAGAATCACGACGTACGTGCTGCCGCCAGAATGAGACAGGCGGGAGTAAACACTTCTAATATATCTCATTTTCACCTTTTTAATAATGCAAACGGCGTTGCCGAGCCTTTCTGGGATAACAACTGGCCTAATCATCCAAAGAATCCTGCCAACATACAAAAATAAGTGTTGACATTTTTGCAGAAGTATGATATAACCACTAAAATCGTTTCGAACGTGGAATATCATGCAGTTAGAAGAAATATTCGCCGAGTGGGAGAAAGACTCTCAACTCGACCGCACTAGACTCGACTTGGTAGCTCTAGACATACCTAAGCTTCACGCTAAATATGTTAAGCTACTAAGTCACGAACGGCTTCTACACAAGAAGTACGAAGCCGACTATAAGCAGCTCAAGCTAGAGAAGCTCGAGTTCTATGTAGATGGACCTACTCAGGAGCAGCTTGAGAAGGGATGGGAACTGCCAGCGAAGGGAAGAATCATTAAGAGTGATGCTGGACCGTACATAGAAGCAGACAAAGACATTATCAAGTTAAGCCTACGCATCGGACTCCAGAAAGAAAAGATAGACGTACTAACATCCATTGTAGATCAAATATCGCGTCTAGGGTTTCAGGTTAAGAGCGCTATAGACTGGTCACGATTTATGAA